CGAATCGACAGTCATGTTATTTTGTGTGTGGAGGTCACCGAGAACGTTCACAGTGATTTTATTGGCCGGATCATTTAGTATTGTCGTATCAGTCGCGGTATTTTGCGTATAGCCAATCGTGAATTCTTGTGCGTACGGATTACCCGATGCGCCGTGGTGTATGAGACCGATGTTTTTCGTGGGGTACTCCATGAGAATACCCGTATCGGCACCACTTAACGTGTTATCATACGCAATACCGACGATACGATCCTTCACTTCAAGGGATTGTGAATCGATTTTATATGTTTCTCCGCTCATGAGTATGTTTCCCGTGATTTCAAGGTTAGATGTGATCGAGACCTTATCTGTACCCTGAGTGATATGAGAGTCGACGAGTGTGTTATTTCCATCGACATATGGTACAGTCCCGGGTGTGAGACTAGCCACGGAGAGTTTATTTCCGACATTAACATTACCGGTCGTGATAATACCTGTGTCAGGATTCGTAAACTGAACTGCGTTCGATGTGACGTTTCCGTTATTTGTGATCTGTTCGAGATTAGAGGCTATACCAGTGAGAAGTGAGCCGTCGCCTTCGAACCTCGTCGCGTACACGTTTCCGTTTACGTGTAGAGTCGCATCTGGACTAGCTGTGGTTATACCGACCCTATCATTTTCGGTATCGACGAACAAGTGCGAGGACCCAACTTGTAGGTTACTCGCGATGTCGACCTTCCCTGAAAATATATGGCTCGTCGTCGCGACCATTTATATTAGCTTAGATAAAATGTAATGCATTTTATATGAGGTAATGATACAATGTGGGAGGCACTCGGGACTAAGCATTCTCGAGAGCTGTTATACGAGCTTCGAGTGCATCGTTTCTTGCCTTCTCGGCTTGGAGTTGTCTATCCACCTCTTGGAGGGCTGCCGTAGCCACCGTGAAAATGGCTTCCTTCTTAAGGTATATGAAGTCGTCTACCTCTTGTCCATAGACGAAGAGTTGATTACCTGCTACAACATTTCCAGTCTCGTCAATTGAAGCAATCCACTCACTCAAGTCTTCTTCAACGCGAATAGTGTGTTCATCGATCACTTCGTTTATTGTAATCGTATGTTCCACTTCCTTCATATCAAATATATTTAAGACGGAAGCATTACTCACGAGCGTGGAAGTATCAAAGTTTGTGAAAGTAATAACGTTAGAGTTAGAAACAGTCACCAACTCGTATATATTCGGAATACTGTCCGATTTTATTATTGTAGCGTAAGGTAGAGTTTCACGAACTTCCTGTGCAATAAATCCCCATACAGGTTCAGAACCTCGTCTGGCATAATCCTTGTACTTATACTGTTTAGGTTTCAAAAGTCTTAAAGTTTCTAAAGCAGAACCATCATCAACATCAATGATGTCTTTCTTTATACGTTCATCGGAAGCACCGACTACTCCACCAGCTGATGCTAGAGAACCCTTAGTAACTATATGCCAACTTGCGTATATACTTGCGTAACTCCAAGTTCCAGTACTGGAATAACGTGTCCCGGCATCCGGTGAATCCCAAGCAAACCACTGTCTCGAACCGCTTCCTAGATTAATGTTAGCATCACCATTCACATGTAGTTTCGCACCCGGACTCGACGTCCCGATACCGACATAACCACTAGAATTTATTGTCATACCATATGAGTCATTCGCTTCACGTCTAATTCTGAACGACCCATCTGTTACACACGCAGTTTCCCACCAATTACCAGACGCAATCCCACCCGCTCGTCCGTAACGAATATATGCATTCTGTCCTGTACTTGAAGGTGTGATATGCGGACCTTGTAGCATAATCATATTCATCGTCATATACTTCGTACCCGCCGTTTCTGAAGCAGTGGTTAACCCATCACCCCATAAAGATGTGGGTCGCACGTAAAAATTACGCCAACTCGCTTGTGCCGTACCATCGTATACATGTAACTTGTAACCCGGACTTATCGTCCCGATACCAACTCGTTTATTATTTCCATCTAGTGTTAGAACTGTATCTGTGGAATTAATGGAACTGTGAGGGTTCGGATCACTTGCAGAAGCCGAAAGTCCAAAATCTAGGAAATCCTTTCTAGATCCCCAGTTTCCCTGATTTATTACAAATTTTCTATATTCTGCTGTATTACTGGGATTAACCGCAGCGAACGAAAGTGTTGACCCGTGATTGTTATTTACATATGAAGATGCTATAACCAAGTCTGAGTACCTTGAACTCAATACGAGTTGGGATCGTCCATCCGAAACTGCGTTCACACCGGTAAATGCAGGCACGGTTCCAGCTGTAATGTGCACCCTATTGTCTGCCTGAACGTGAAGTGTCCCATCAGGATTATTCGTCCCGATGCCAACATTTCCACCGTTATAATAAATTTTGGACGCGTCGCCCGAATATTCGAGCCATTTAGAATCATTTAAACCTGTCAGACTAGATCCATCACCGTGATACTTTGTTGCGAGCATACTTCCATTAACTTGTAGAACGTTTGTCGAATCGTCACCACTCGTGTCAGGTACACCTCCTATTCCAACCATATTATTGACCCGATCGACGTAAAATGTGGGATCCTCTCCACCTGTAGTGAGGTTTCCTGAAACTAACTGGACGTTAGTATGCGCCATCTATAGTTAGCTTATATAAAAAACATCTTTGCAAATGACGAACAGGTCATTTGGAGAGAGTGTATTCAGTATCCGAATTCTATGGGTGTACCCGTACCTACAGTCAAACTCGTAAGTTCGCCGGCTGTATTACGGGAAATGTATTCGACAAATATATTGTAATTACCGGGTGAAGTCAAATTAAACGAAGGTTTAATAGCAACTGTCGTGGGTGCTACGTCCACCGTAGAACTCCATGGGTTTGTGTTTGTATTTCCGAAAATAGACATGGGTCCCATCGCAATAGCTAACGGGGTCGCGTCACCACCACGTTCACCACCGGCTATGTCCAGGGTCATCGTACTCACTTCTGTATCATCATTATCCAGGAGTTGTGCGACAATTTTAGCGTAAAACGCGTGTTGCGAAAACGTCAATGTGAGTTTTGCGTTTGCGACTGATGTACCACTAGCGTACGTACCCTGGTGACTGTACGTCTTTTTAGTGACACCGCCTGTATTCGTGATAAGACCGCCTTCGACGTATACGTTCCCGGTCGTGTACGTATTACCACGCGCTTCGATAACATTCGAATAATCTCCAGAACCGTCGATAAAACACTTTTCACCTACGGAAAGGTTGTGTACGGGCGCTGTATTCGCCGCACCGATATTTGAGTTTGCGTATAATTGACCATAGACATGGACGTTCATGGTTTCAGCATCATTGACTGTGACCTGTGTCACTTCCATCGCACTATCGTCCGTGTAGCCGATCGCGAGTTCTGTAGCGCTCGCATCATATGCTACGGCGACGTTCGAACCGTTAGGTCCGCGGTTGAGAATGTGTCCCAGATCAAAAGTAGCTAAATCGGTGTTATTGGTGCCGATTTCGACGAGACCGTCTTTGATTGTCGTATTAGTCACGTGAAGGTTTGCGACCGTACCGACTGACGTCACGTTTCCGGAAACGTACAGGTTTCCCGTGACAGTCAAATCTCCACTATTTCCTCCGGCGCCAGAAAGTGCTGAAATAGATAAAGGGACTTGTGTCCTAAAAAGTTGATGCGTACTTTGATTGTACGCGACGAACGTATTGGTCGTGTCATCCGTACCGACACCGGTAAAATCGGATGCTAATTCGAGTGGAGTGATGTACACGCCACTCGCACCGGTCGCATCGATTTTCTCTTCACTCGCATTGAATACGATCGAGTTTTCCGCCTGATCTTCTCGACAGTTTTTACCGAACCGAAGTTTCGTGGCACCACCGACAGTACTCAAGTTCTTCGGCATTAATATAGTGTCGCATTTTAATTCGCGTACATGAGCCCTGCCATACCGTTATTCACCCTGAGAATGTTATAGTTTACACCGTATATGGGGTCGATTAACGGTTTCGTCTCGCTATGTATCTTAACCGAATCTAAACGACTGAAGTTGAGCGAACCCGACGGTTGAAGTGAGCTCGTGTTTAGACAGAAACAGTGAAGAAAGAAATCAGGTGACGTCACGAAGTTTGTATGGTAATAACTCATGATATCGACGTAATGCGGTTTAGCGAATTTATACGCTCCTATATCGGTACCGTTAATACTCATCTTAATCTTATTATCGATCGATGTGAGTGTACTTTCTGAATTTGTATTGGAGCATGCTATGTACTTGACCGGGTGATTAAACATGAGTTCTTGCACGAGTTCGCCAGATGGGATGTTTTTCTGTACCTGTGTGATGAGAATATCATGTTTACGCGAAGTCATCATACCCCGCTCTTCATTATCAAGGTAGTAATAGTTCGCATACGCTTCTACGTTATAATTACTCGCTTCGGGACCCCAATAAATTCGCAAATCGACCGTATGGTACTGCAAAGCTACGAGTGGAATAGCGGACTGGGGACCTTCACAAAAAAAGAAACGAAGTGGGTAGAAATACGACCGGGCGCTCGCACCGGGGTGTGTACCGTTAGAACTTTTAGTAACATTTTGTGCGTACGTATCGATAGCAATCTTTTCAGTGAAATCATGATCCTGGACATCGATAACCTGACCGCCTATGAGAAGCTCAACTTTATCGATTACCCTACCCCAATCCTGAATATCGACGGAATTTGTGTTATTATCGATTGTAAAGTATGTATACCCGAGTAAATCACCGTTTCGTTCGAACCGGATAGATGACATGGAATTATTTTTCACAGCCCCTTGTATTGTTTGTTTCTCTAGAGACTGTGAAAAGTTAGAGTGTCGCTTGAACGTCGACGTGAAAAAAGAAATTTCAGGGTCTCCGATAATATGTTCATCTTGAGCTCCGACCGCTATGAGCTGTACAATTCCAGATGACATACTTATTATAATAATGGTATTTTTTAAATTGTATACACGTAACGCCCTGAAACGATCACATCAAGTTCTTTTTCTTGCATACAAAATTAAACACCAAAAACACTTGAGCAGTAGCCAAAATATCGACAGCATCTTGCTTGTACAGTTTCACATTTAACCTATCGAGTTTACGAATGGGTGTCAAATATTGTTGAGAGATAGGGTATTCATTCGTAAAAGTAAGTGTTGTGTTTCCGGTTGTGACGATCGAACCGAAAGATCCGTTTATACTATTGTGGCCACTAACATCTAAATCTTTCTTCGCGCGTTGGAAGAATGTATTTTTCAACTCATCAATCGAAACGTGAATAAGTTCGGTACTCGCACCGATACCCTTGAACCGAGCAGCAAGTAATTCAACCTGGATAACATTTTCCAGGGGTGTGGGTAAAAGGGCGTTTATTCCATTGGAATACTGGGAAGATGGTTGATCGAAAGTATCTACGATGACCGTGTGATATTCATGTTCAAAGTCGGGAATGGTCGGCTGAGGCGCTGTAACGAGAGCCATTTATAATACACACAGAAATTATCCACTTAAAAATTCGGTATAAATTTAACTGGAAATGGGAAGTGTTGACTAATTTTTAATCTACGATTTTGTAGTTCGCGTGGTCACGAACGAGTTTTTGACCACCACATACACCACCGAGGCTCGTCGAGTATACACTGTCATTGAGGCATTCCGCACTGCTTTTAAGACCAGTGAAGGGTTCCTCCGATACAGGCTGGATCTTGATAGATTTGGGCTGGTACATACTCACTCTACCTTTGGATAAAGCGGCGATAATCAAAATTAATATGATCGTGATAGCGATAGCTTTGAGTGTCGACCGATTAGTTTTATCGAGTTTCATGTACTATGTACTGACATTTTTTTATTAAGTGCGTTAAAGAGAAAAGATTAGTTTCATTATACAGAGTAATGGACGGTGAAATTATTCTGGACAGAGGGGACACCTCTGTCATGAAGTTAAATGATAACGAACAAGCTATGATGGATGAGATCCAATTAGATTTTACACGGCCACGAACAGTCGCACCACCTGTCATACAAAGAATGCAAGGTCGTGAACCTCAACCTACGATGGGGTTTCAAGAAGATGTTGACGCATTCGCGAATCCAGTGAAGCAAAATATTCCAGCACCCCCTCGAATGGAAGAGCCTGTCGATCACGGAGAATACGTAGATGATACCCCATATGATAATGGTCCTGGTATGGACTACGGTCCAATGGAACCACCTGAAGACACTCCTTCACCTGGTTATAAAACGATCGACGAGGAGAAGTCTGACCTCGTAAACAAACTCGGGCGTTTAGAGAAGCGAGGGTTTAACGTGAACAAGCGTCTGAATGCGTATTCACCCGTGGATGAGCTCCGAACAGAAGTGAAACGCATTACGTACAGTATCGAAGTTGATAAATCTGTTAAATTCTCCCGACGTATGTTAATTGCGTGTGTCACTGGGTTGGAGTTCTTGAACAAGCGGTATAATCCATTCGATATTCAGCTTGACGGCTGGTCTGAAAATGTCATGGAGACACAGGATGATTACGATGAAGTGTTTGAAGAACTTTTTGTGAAATACCGCACGAAGATGAATATCGCCCCCGAAGTCAAGCTCATCATGATGCTTGGTGGAAGTGCGATGATGTTCCATCTCACGAACAGTATGTTCAAACAGGTCATGCCAAATATGAATGATGTCATGAAACAAAATCCCGATTTGGTAAATAATATGATGAGTGCGGTTCAGAATACCATGGCCAATAGTAATCAGACATCCCCTCCAGCGTCCAATGGTGAAAAATATGAGATGAAGGGACCCGGTCTCGACATTTCCAGTCTGATGGGAGGTATCATGATGCCCCCAACACCCCCGATGAACACAACACCCATACAGAAATCCGTCGAGTATACACCCGAGGTTCCCGATGACGGTGACGATATATCTGACATCGTGTCAGAGGGTGGGGCTGTAGATGAAGGTGATGATGAAGTGAAGGAAGTCAAAATGCCAGCGGCGAAGGCTAAGCGTGGTCGTAAGAAGAAGGTTGAAATTAATTTGTAAACATAGAGTAAATGATAGGGTATGCCCCTATAGATTTCGATGACCCACTCGAAATCCCCACGAATTTCCGAAAGCGGGAAGTCGTGGATGAAAATTTCGAAAAAGTACCAGAGAAGAAGGTTGTGAAGGCTCAGCCCGTAATCGATGAAACCACGGAATGCAACTATGTTGTCATGTTTTTCATCGTCGGGGTTCTCGCACTCGCTGCGATGGATTCCGTTAAGAAGTAAGTATCATGAATGTACCGCGTGACAAAACATCACGTGTTACATTTTAAGCATTTTCTAAAGCCACTACGCGTTCTAATAATGACTGGTACGCCTGTTCAGATGCTGTCAGGCGTGTCTGTAAGTTTTCTGTTTTCTGTTTTTCCTGTTCCAAGTCACTCGACAATTCCTGTACAGCGCCGGTGAGTATGGGTATAATTCCGATATAACTGAGATTTAAAGGGGTCTGTGTTTCGCCACTATCGTTGTGTCTATAATCGTTAGTGTCTGGACGGTATGTATAGTTTGCACGATCCTTTTCTAAAAGTTCGTTGTATTCGGGTACAGTTTTGATTATTTCATTTTTTTTAGTTTCCTCACCGAAAACGAGTATATCGAGTCCGGGTATATTTCTGACATCTTGTGCGATGAAACCATATTCATCGTTCCAATTATAGTCATTTTTCACATTTTCCCATTCATCATCTGTAGGTATCCACGTACCTGTTACTTCACCTGGTACGTTTAACTTTTCGTATTTTAAAGGCCGAAGTTGTTTAACAATTCCCAAACAATTTGTAATTTCTTCCTCATTATATTTGATTCGGTCATCAGAAGGGGATACATTATTAGCACTAACATTACCGTAAACAAAAAGCGTACTGACGCTGTCCAAGGCCATACGGATACTGTTGTTTATCCTCCATTCATGCCTGACACCTCCCTGTGCTCCACCGACACCAGGAGTACCTATGATGGTGTTGAGTTCGTTGTCCCACGAACCGACGTTGTAGCACAGACGACCACCACCCTGTAGCCAGAGTTCATCGGAGTGAGAAGTGCTTTGTCTGAAATCGTTATAAACGCCTATCGTCATGCGTAAATCTTCACTCGAAGAACCACCTAGATAAGCACTCTCGTCTTGTACCAAGATGAACGCCCTGTCGCTCCCATTATTGACTCTGGAATTGAAGTTGATGATGGTGTGATTACCCGGGGTAAGGGGAGTATACGATGCAACCTGACCGTCGGCGACTATATTATTACTACCCCCACCGGACGGTGCACCTGGTCCGGAAATAGACCCCGCTACGTATAAATTCCCAACCTGTAATCCTGCGTATTCTCCGATCATATTCCCTTGTCCACTAGCCCCACCGTATAAACGTAACCAACCATCGTTCGCTGGTGAAAACGTATAGTAATCTCCATCGGATGGCATACCATGATCAGACCCAACCCACGTATTTGTACTCGCAGAAGTGAGGCGTAGACCGGCATATTTCGTTGATGTCGTACTCCCCGATCGTATGTTGGTGAGGAACCTGGGGGGGAAACTACTGTTATCTATAAGCCCGGGGTCTTGGCTAGTGATCGTGATGATCGGTTGCTCAGAATACTTTTGAGCGACCTCTTGTGCATTCGACGGTTGTAGATGAAACTCTATTTTAGGTGCTTTCAAACGTAATCGGTCTCCGTATAAAAACCTATCGTTTGACATAGTATCATTCCATGCCGTCGTAGAAGACCCGTGGGGAACACCAGTACCTCCATCACTATCGGACCCATACCACTTCGACATGAATATTTCCGAATCGCGGTCATCGGTAGTACCGAGATGTACAACTTGTATGGTTGATGCGTCAACTAAGTTATCACCTTTCGTACCACCGAATAGAATTCGTTTCGTATTCGTATTATTCGTCGTAGACCCTACGACAATCTCATCAGCCTTAACATACCCTTCAAATAACGAATTACCTCTAAATACACTCGTTAAGGGGTATTCATATACGTACACATAACCCTTTCTAGTATTGAAAGGACCGGGCCCTCCCGGAGCACCAGTTACGACCAGGTCACCACTTTTTGTCGCAATTGAAAATCCCTGTAATTCCCCCGAAGGTGACTCTTTATACTTAATTTCACTCACGCGGTACCATTCCGATCCCGAATAATCATAGGCTAAAAACATATATGCCCTATCGTACATGGACGCAAATAGACGCGACCCATCGGTCCCCATGGCTAAAGCATAGCCGTGTTGACTCTGTAAGTACGTATTTAAATTTGGTCGTAGATTTTCAACCCAGTTTGCTTCACCTGTATCGTATTCATAATATAGAATTCTTCCCGTATGCGCGTCCGTAAACGATCCATCGAAATAACCAGGTGCTGACGCGGAGATACGAGTTCCATCAGGTGATATTTGAACAGCTGACCCAAAACCCCCAAACGAAATATCTTGGTAATCATTCCAGTTTGTCATGTGAGTAGTATTTAGATTGGGACCTTTAATCGTTCCCGCACCACCGTTCCCACTACTGGTACTCGTAGTACCGCCGACTGTCGTGACACCAGATGTCCAGTTTCCATTTTCCGGACAACGTTTTACTCGAACGTATCCAACCTGGTATTGGGGGTATCTTAATACATAATAGTCGAATCCCGGACGTATTCCCCCGTAAAAGGGGTGATTGCTATATTGGGGGCCCGTGTAACCCTGTAGGTCAATGTTAGTACTATATGCGATATTGTTATATGTACCACCACCACTGTGGTCACTCGATGGATAACTCTCTTTTCTCGTACCGGGCATACCGGCGATATAATGTCTACCGAACGCAGCCATGTGAACGGAATGTCCGTAACGATTAAACGAACTGTTTAATCGTACGTATGAACTAGTAGAAATAGGAACATGATTATATATATTCGATCCATCGTCAGTGTGAGAGAGGGTAAACCCATTGGCCCCGTTAGCTGTTTTTTCATACACGTAGACAACACCCGCACCATAATCAGGTGCGCTCGCCACGAATTTAAGCCCCCTGTCAGCCGCGAGAGAAACCGCATACCCAAAACTCGGACTTCCCGATCGGTATATCGTTTGAGTTAACGAGAACCCCGAACCAGTATCATCGTAAATGTATACCCGGTTAACATCCGGTGCACCTACGAGTATTCGTGTACCGGCATAATTCATGGAAACGGAATGTCCGAATTTACCAGCTGCATGAGGTCCGTTGATATAACTACCGTATTGAACCCATGTCCGTTGCGCACCACTGCCAACAAGATTCCATATACCTATATAGCCGCGGTAACTATCGTATTCGATACCACTCGCAACGATACGGTTACCGGCGAAATTCATATCTACCGAATACCCGAATTGCGAGGCATTACTTCTACCATCAATACGTAATCCGACCTGTGCCATTAATTAAAAACGATATATTAATTTCCATCATAAAACGTTCGGCGTGTACCCGGAATCGTTACCATCGTGAGGTTCTCGATTGGTCACCCGAACATCTTTAATGAAAAGTGCGTTACAATTCACCTGATACGTCTGCACTAGGTCAACCGCGTGTAAAGTTCTCGACACATATGCGTTTCCGGTAACGGTAAGCTTATCATTCGCCGTGTCGTTAACCGCTACATTCGCCCCCACCTGTAGTGTTTGCGTAGTCAAAACTTCAGTATTCGAAATACCGACAGGTCCATCAGTATAATAGGCTTTCGTACCGTCGGTTAAAAAAGCACCACCACCGAACGGGTTTCCACCTTGTGTGAGGTTACCTGTAAAATTGACATCCCCCGTAACATCCAACGTGTACCCAGGTGTAGTAGATGCTCCGATACCAACCCTAGCAAATGTAGCATCCCCTGTAAACGCCGGTGCGTTTGAAAAAACAACACTCCCCGTTCCCGTACTCGTAGTGACACCAGTCCCGCCACGGGCGACTGGAAGTATACCAGTCGTGATCTTACTTGTATCTAAATTGGCGAGTGTCGTTACTAACGTAGAATTTTGAGTTCCGTTAATCACACTGGATGTTCCCGTAACCGCTCCAGATACGGATAAAGTTCTCCCGGTACTCCATTGATCCGAACTCTGTGCGTTCCCCTGTAAAGACCCTATAAATGTACTGGCTGTCACGGTTCCCCCGGAAACGTCGAGGGTTGTCGCCGGGGTCAATGTCCCGATCCCAACCCTGTTATTGACAGAATCGACGAAAAGAGTATTCGTATCGACCGCAACATTACCACTTGAATAAGAAATATCATTCCCCGAAGTTACCCAAGGTGAAGGTTCAATCTCACCGCCACCAATGAAAGGAACCCCATTTCGTGTGATGGTTTGAAAATCGATGTTCCCTGCGATTGTCACGCCTGCAGAAACGTATGCGTTCCCGACAACGTGTAAATTGGATGTCGGTCCATTCACATCGACACCGACTCCTAAACTGGATATGACATTATCCAAGACTATGTTTGACGAGGCACCGACGAACGTAGTTTTATTCGCCCCTCGAAAGTTTAGGATACCATTAGCAGCCATGTCTACTATGTAGAAGGTTTTTTCTTACAAAGTGGGATGCACTTTGGAGGAAATTTTTTATTAAGGAGGGGTCGGCCAATCGACGTTCAGTAGATTTCCATCTTCATCTAAAGTTGGACGAGATGTAACTGGAAGATCTCTAAGAGCCTGACGATACTTCTCCCAATCTTGGATATCTTTTTCGAGTCTGTGGGGGTAATCGCGAGTCATGTATTTATCACTCTTATCGAGTAAAGCGTCTCGTTGCTCTCGCATTTTTGTAATAGCTTCAGCATGAGTCAATTGGTAGAGTGTTAATTCATACATTTCATCATGGGGTTTGTAAAAGTTTCCATCGTTAAATATGACACTTTCCCATGTACCGTTAGACGTATACGGTACACCTGGACACATCACCTCCAATACCTGGGCAAGCATTTAGTATATAGTAAGATTTTATGAAATAAATTCGACATACACATTACCACCGCCAGTTAAACCATGAGTACCCAAGAAAGAACGGTTCGTTGCATTCGTCGTAATATACGACGTACCACCTCTTGCCGTGTCACTACCTGTAGAATTGTATCGAAGAGCTGCGCGTCCACCCGTCGCACCCGCTCCTCCGCCAGCCGAGTCTCCGGATTCGGATCCTCCTCCACCAAAACCTCCATGTGTCGTTCCCGTACCACCCATGGCACCACCCGCTGGTCGCACACCACCCCGTGCACCAACGGGATCACCGTCTGCGGTCCAACCAGCTCCACCACCGTTACCGTTCCAGTGAGACGTACCACCCACACCTAGCGTACCCTGTGACGATGCGTCTGCATGACCCGCTGTTCCAGAATTATAGTGTCGGGGTCCGGCACCTCCACCTCCACCTGCGACCATATACACGTCATCATTATCCGTGTACGCTCCAGGTTTAAGGACCCATGTCGCACCACCACCGCTACCAGATCTAAAATCACCGGTTGATTCAGGTGGAGTTTGTCCTACGATAAAGACGACCTGTGTATTAATAGTCAGGGCAATATCAGCACGCACCGATCCACCACTACCAGGTGTGGTAATATACGGGGCGTATGACGAGGATGCTTCACCCCCTCTTGCACCGCGAGCCGTTATCCGATACGTCCCAGTTTTGGGAACCGTCCAGAGTTGGAATCCGCGTGTTACGATATTGAAAAAGTTCGTGTTATCCCACGGACTTATATTACCATAAGTGGATAAAGCGTCACTGAGCTGAGGACCGTACCTTGAATCACCGTTACAAGGTGTAAACGTGTGTGATGTAAACGGGTACAATTCTGTTACTACATCGGCGATACTAAGATCTAACCATGAATATAATCCATACCCCTCATATTTTAAAGATGTCGTATTGTACCGGATCATCCCTGTGACCAAAGTACCAGGTCTCTCTGCGGTCGTACCACTCGGCACGATTATTGCCCCGGTTCCCGATACATGAAGTTCTACACTCGGACTGGTTGTTCCTACACCAACCCTATTAATCGTCGTATCCACACAAAGAACAGAATCACTTCCCGGACCACCGGTCGATGTGAATATATAGGCTGCACCGGCACCGGAAGCACCCGTATCCTCGTAGTGCGCACCGATAAGAGCCGTATTTCCGTCTGAGGAGAGTGATACACTATGACCGAATCGGTCATCAAACTCTGCATCCGAGGCTTGAATTTTCTGCTGTTGAGTCCATGTCCCGTTAGAACGAGTGAACACGTAGGCTGCACCGGTTTGGGGACCACCCGTATCCTCGCCATACGCCCCAACGAGGGCTGTATTTCCGTCCGAGGAGAGTGATACACTATAACCGAAATAGTCAGATGCCTGTGCATCTGAGGCTTGTATTTTCTGTTGTTGAGACCATGTCCCGTTAGAACGAGTGAACACATAGGCTGCACCGGTATTGGTAGCACCCGCATCCTCGTAGTGCGCACCGATAAGAGCTGTATTTCCGTCCGGGGAGAGTGATACACTATAACCGAAATAGTCAGATGCCTGTGCATCCGAGGCTTGAATTTTCTGCTGTTGAGACCATGTCCCATTAGAACGAGTGAACACATAGGCTGCACCGGCATTGGCACCACCCGTATCCTCATAGCGCGCACCGACAAGAGCTGTATTTCCGTCCGAGGAGAGTGATACACTGTAACCGAACTCGTCATACGCCTGTGCATCCGAGGCTTGAATTTTCTGTTGTTGAGTCCACGTTCCATTAGAACGAGTAAATATATAGGCTGCGCCGGCATCGGTACCACCCGCATCCTCGACGTGCGCACCGATAAGAGCCGTATTTCCATCTGAGGAGAGTGATACACTAAAACCGAAAGAGTCATACGCCTGCCTATCCGAGGCTTGAATTTTCTGCTGTTGAGACCATGTTACACCAGAACGAGTGAATATATAGGCTGCACCGGCACCGGAAGCACCCGTATCCTCGTTATACGCCCCGATAAGGGCCGTATTTCCGTCTGAGGAGAGTGATACACTATGACCGAAATTGTCATATGCCTGTACATCCGAGGCTTGAATTTTCTGTTGTTGAGTCCATGTTCCGTTAGAACGAGTGAATACATAGGCTGCGCCAGCATCGTAACCAACGGTATCCTCGAGGTACGCACCGACAATAGCTGTATTTCCGTCTGAGGAGAGTGATACACTATAACCGAAATAGTCATTTGCCTGTGCATCTGAGGCTTGTATTTTCCCTTGTTGTTGATACACAATGGGGGTTGCTAACACTTGTGGTCCCACAATGAGGTTCGAGGACACATAAACGTTACCCTCGACGTGGAGGTTTGCATCGGGAGATGATGTTCCTACACCAACCCGACCAGTCGTGTATGAAATATCACTCCCCGATATTACCCACGGCGAAGACCCACTACCACCACCACCATAAGCCGAACCGTTTTGAGTGAGCGCACCGGTAAAATTGATATTTCCCGCAACATCTAAAGTGTACGCAGGACTGCTTGTTCCGATACCGACATCACCGGCTATGTAGGAAATATCACTCCCCGATATTACCCATGGAGATGAACCACCACCATAAGCCGAACCGTTTTGAGTGAGCGCACCCGTAAAATTGATACCCCCTATGACATCTAAAGTGTACGCAGGACTGGTTGTTCCGATACCAACCCTACTAGTCGTCGTATCCACACAAAGAACAGTTCCACCAGGACGAATGAACATATAGGCTGCACCGGCACTGGTACCACCCGCATCCTCGCCATACGCCCCAACGAGAGCTGTATTTCCGTTTGAGGAGAGTGATACACTAATACCGAAATTGTCATATGCCTGTGCATCTGAGGCTTGTATTTTCAGATTTTGAGACCATGTCCCGTTAGAACGAGTGAACACGTAGGCTGCACCGGCACTTTCGCCACCCGTATCCTCGCCAACCGCCCCGATAAGAGCCGTATTTCCGTCTGAGGAGAGTGATACACTATGACCGAAATTGTCATATGCCTGTATATCCGAGGCTTGAATTTTCTGTTGTTGAGACCACGTTCCGTTAGAACGAGTGAATATATAGACTGCACCGGCATTGGCACCACCCGTATCCTCATAGCGCGCACCGACAAGAGCCGTATTTCCATCTGAGGAGAGTGATACACTAAAACCGAAATAGTCAGATGCCTGTGCATCTGAGGCTTGAATTTTCTGCTGTTGAGACCATGTTCCACCAGAACGAGTGAACACATAGGCTGCACCGGCACCGGAAGCACCCGTATCCTCGTAGTGCGCACCGATAAGGGCTGTATTTCCGTCCCCAGAGAGTGATACTCTAAAACCGAATTGGTCATCAATCCCTGCATCTGAGGCTTGAATTTTCTGCTGTTCAGACCATGTCCCGTTAGAACGAGTGAACACGTAGGCTGCACCGGCACTGGTACCACCCGCATCCTCGCCATACGCCCCAACGAGAGCTGTATTTCCGTCCGAAGAGAGTGATACACTATAACCGAAATAGTCATATGCCTGTGCATCTGAGGCGTGTATTTTTTGCTGTTGAGTCCATGTCCCGTTAGAACGAGTGAATATATAGGCTGCACCGGCACTTTCGCCACCCGTATCCTTGCCAACCGCCCCAACGAGAGCTGTATTTCCGTCCGAGGAGAGTGATACACTCTCACCGAAATAGTCATATGCCTGTGCATCTGAGGCTTGAATTTTCTGCTGCTGAGACCATGTCCCACTAGAACGAATGAATATATAGGCTGCACCGGCATCGGCACTACCCGTATCCTCATAGCGCGCCCCAAAGAGAGCTGTATTTCCGTCCGAGGAGAGTGATACACTCACACCGAAATAGTCAGATGCCTGTGCATCTGAGGCTTGTATTTTCTGTTGTTGTTCCAATTCTGACGCGACGCTTCCTACATTGATATCCCCTATGACATCTAAAGTGTACACAGGACTGCTTGTTCCTACACCAACCCGGCCAGTCGTGTAGGAAATATCACTCCCCGATATTACCCACCCACTACCACCATAAGCCGAACCGTTTTGAGTGAGCGCACCCGTAAAATTGATACCCCCTATGACATCTAAAGTGTACGCAGGACTGCTTGTTCCTACACCAACCCGACCAGTCGTGTAGGAAATACCACTTCCCGATATTACCCATGGAGATGACCCCCACGACGTTCCATTTTGAGTGAGCGCACCCGTAAAATTGATATCCCCTATGACATCTAAAGTGGACGAAGGACTGGTTGTTCCGATACCAACCCTACTAGTCGTCGTATCCACACAAAGAACAGTTCTATCAGGAGGAATGAATATATAGGCTGCACCGGCATTGGCACCACCCGTATCCTCATAGCGCGCACCGACAAGAGCTGTATTTCCGTTTGAGGAGAGTGATACACTAATACCGAATCGGTCATCAATCCCTGCATCCGAGGCTTGAATTTTATGCTGTTGAGTCCATGTACTACCAGAACGAATGAACATATAGGCTGCACCGGCATCGGTACCACCCGTATCCTCGTAGTGCGCACCGATAAGGGCTGTATTTCCGTCTGAGGAGAGTGATACACTATGACCGAAATAGTCATCAAACCCCGCATCCGAGGCTTGAATTTTCTGCTGTTGAGTCCATGTTCCACCAGAACGAATGAATATATAGGCTGCACCGGCATTGGTAGCACCCGTATCGTCATTGTTCGCTCCGATAAGGACTGTATTTCCGTCTGAGGAGAGTGATACACTAATACCGAAATAGTCATATGCCTGTGCATCTGAGGCTTGTATTTTCTGCTGTTCAGTCCATGTCCCGTTAGAACGAGTGAATATATAGGCTGCACCGGCATTATCGCCACCCGTATCCTCGACATACGCCCCAACAAGAGCTGTATTTCCGTCCCCGGAGAGTGATACACTACTACCGAAACCGTCATACGCCTGTGCATCTGAGGCTTGTATTTTCTGATTTTGAGACCATGTCCCGTTAGAACGAGTGAACACATAGGCTGCACCGGCACTATCACCACCCGTATCCTCATAGCGCGCCCCGATAAGGGCCGTATTTCCGTCCGAGGAGAGTGATACACTATTACCGAAATTGTCATATGCCTGTGCATCTGAGGCTTGTATTTTTTGCTGTTGAGACCATGTCCCGTTAGAACGAGTGAACACGTAGGCTGCACCGGCACTATCGCCACCCGTATCCTCGCGGTGCGCCCCGATAAGAGCCGTATTTCCATCTGAGGAGATTGATACACTGTAACCGAACTCGTCATACGCCTGTGCATCCGAGGCTTGTATTTTCTGCTGTTGAGTCCATGTCCCGTTAGAACGAGTGAATATATAGGCTGCACCGGCATTATCGCCACCCGTATCCTCGAAGTGCGCACCGATAAGGGCTGTATTTCCGTCCGGGGAGAGTGATACACTATAACCGAAAGAGTCATACGCCTGTGCATCTGAGGCTTGAATTTTCTGTTGTTGTTCGACCCCTGACGCGGCGCTTCCTGTCGCTGTTCCTCCTACATTGAGGTTCGAGGATGCATAGACGCTACCCTCAACGTGGAGGGTGGCCTCGGGTGTAGATGTTCCTACACCAATCCGACCAGTCGTGTAGGAAATATCACTCCCCGATATTACCCATGGAGATGACCTCCACGACGTTCCATTTTGAGTGAGCGCACCCGTAAAATTAATACCCCCCGCGACATCTAGAGTGTACTCAGGTGTGGATGTTCCGATACCGACGTTACCTGTGGTGACTAGCCCTGTCGTAGGGTTAGTGAATTCTATAACATGTGGTGTGACGTTACCGGTAGCTGTGATAGCCGAGAGTTCGTGTAATGCCTCGACGAGAACATTTCCCATCGTCAGAGTACCACCCAAAGCGAGGTCTGTACTGACGAATGCGTTTCCGGTCACGTGAAGGTTGGCGTCGGGTGATGTCGTCCCGATGCCAACATCACCCAATGAATAAGAGATATCATCCCCCGTTGTTATCCATTGACTTGTACCTGTACCTGTAGCATTCCCTCTGTATTTTTGTGTGGCCCTACCGACTGAACACCGGGTCATCTTATATATGTACGAGACATTTTCCAACCGAAAATGCATCCGGCTTTGGGTTTTCAGAAGATTGACCGGAGATGTTAAACCCACCCTGCTTGTATACCCTGAGACGTTTGTTGTACATAGCAAAAAATACAGACCATTGATCTACCACGTCGTAAATACGTGGATTGTTCTTCTTACCAGTAGTCTCGCGCATGATACGCCCGATAGACTGAATGATATCAGACTTAGGAGTTGCGAGAATGACCGTATCGAGAGTGGGGATATCTAAACCTTCGTGTGCCTGACTGAACGTCGCAAAAATGATTTGTTTTTTACTGGATGCTGCGAGATCTGCCTCTTTCATACCACCCATGTACAGTCCCGATGTCGTTTTAAATTTTTCATGAAGATACTCACAATGGAACCTTCGGTCACTGAGAACTAAAATTTGTCGAGTTGTCTTTGAAAGATCCTTAATCGTTGACAAGATGAGACGGTTTCTTTCGGGTATCTCTGTAACTTCCGTAACCATAGTCGCTAAAGATAATTTCCCGAAACGCGTACACGGTGGTGGATCCTCGTACCGATCACATTTAAATTCGAGAGGGAAAACATCTACTTGTTCCTGGTTCTCTCTTTCAACTGAAAAGAATGTGGGACCCATAAACCAATGTAACACTTTCGTAAGCCCATCCTTCCTATTCGGAGTTGCTGATAATCCGTAAATGTGTTTTGGACACATTTTGAAGAGTGATTGTGAAAATACTTTCGCACATATATGATGGGCCTCGTCCACGATGAGCGTTCCTATACTGTCGAAGTCTCCGAACGAATATTCTTTCAGAGATAGGGACTGAAGCATAGCAATCACGAAATCACAGTTTGTTTCTTTTTTATTCTGTTGAACCATCCCGATAGTCGCTCCCGGGCAAAATTGTTGAATACGTTCACGCCACTGGTTCGCCAGGAATTCCTTGTGTACGACAATCATCGTACGATAACCGAGCTTACATGCTATGGCCAGGGATACGGTCGTCTTCCCGAACCCACATGGCAGTGAAAGAACGCCGTGACCAGCTTCGATAGCCTTTGAGAGTGCAGTATTTTGAAATGTTTCATCACGTAGCTTTCCATTGAATTTTATTTTAATTTTAGTGGGTTCGGGTCTGTTATCTTCTTTGGGTGTTCCGAATTTTTGTTCACCGTAAAATCTCGGTACACATAATCCAGATTTAGACTTTCGAAATACCTTAAACGAAGGTGGTGCCTGGCCGAAATCTGCATTAACGATTGGACGAACCGTCAATTCTTTTTTAACTTCAGGTGTATCCCCTGTAATATACCCTGTTCGGGTAAGTTTCATACTGTATTCGCGTGTACTAACTTTATATATGACAATTTCCACGAATACCCACTATACTCACCTACGTTCCAACACCCCATGAAGTCCGTGTCGACTTCGACGTCATCACCCTTGTTAAGAGATTGGACGGGTGCACCTTCATAGTTACACATCACACGTCTATATCTAAACGGAACCTTGATCGTCAGAACATTTCCTTCGAGAGGGTTATCTATACGTGGCGTGGTAAGGATTTTCCGCGCATGAAAATACTCTACACGGCGTACAGTCGCATCTGGTATGGTGAGACGGATATATTTTTTGTCATTATATTCATACATCGGTGTATGAACAGTTGCATTGAAGTGAAGTGGCATACGTAATGTATACGTTGTATTTTTTATACTCATATATTACAATGGCGCTATGTTTGGGAATAAATTTATCAGCGCCAACTTCCAGGAAAGTAAAAACCTGGAAGTTCGCGGGTAAGTTTCTTTGGAAAAATGCCACTGTACAGAATAAATCAGAACTTGGTCGATGGACAAAGGATGAACTCCTCGAACTCGGGCCGACATTTGTAAAATTAGGACAAATCGCTTCGACGAGAGCGGATCTCTACCCACCCGAATTTACGAGAGAGTTGGAAACGCTTCAGGATAATGTTCCTCCCGTGGAATTCGATACCATTGTAAACTATGATATTTTCAAAGAATTTGACCCTGTACCATTTAAATCCGCGAGTATCGGCCAGGTTCATATGGCTGTACTCCAAAACGGTCAAAAAGTTGTTGTAAAATTAAAACGTCCGGGAATTCTGGATATCATGAAAGAGGATACGGATACCATACGCGACATTGTACACTTTTTAGAGCGTATAGGTTTCGACACTGGTAATAGTTCAGGTTCAGTTCTCGACGAATCAATCGAGTATCTGTTGGGAGAGGCTGATTATAAACAGGAAATTAACAACGCTATAAAGTTTCGAAAAAGTATGAAAGAGGTTGATTGGGTAAAAGTTCCGAGGGTGTACAAAAAGTTTTCGAACGATGAGATGATTGTCATGGAATATGTACCGTCTACGAAACTGACTGAGATTACAGACAAGCGAGTGAATAAGAAGAAGATTTGTGAAGCTCTGATTAACTCGTATGTTATTCAAACCATGGATAACGGTCTCTTCCACGCCGATCCTCACCCTGGAAATCTTGGGTTCTCGCCTAAAGGGCAACTTGTATTTTATGATTTCGGACTGCTTGTACCACTATCAGAAGAACTCAGGGATGGGTTTACAAAACTATTTGGTTTCATAATCATGCGTGATACCGCCGGTATAGTCGACACATTGATCAAGTTGGGTGTGATTGTCCCAACATCTTCAGATGTTTCGGATATCGAACTCTTCTTTGAAACTATTTTAGGATACCTAGAAACCTTGGATGGATCTGGAATAGTGAACGATGATCTCGCTGCGCAACTTGCTGTCGAAAAACCATTTGTCGTTCCGAGTAGTTTCGTATACCTCGCCAAAGCCTTTTCGACTATTGAGGGTATATGTCTTAAACTGGATCCGGAATTTAACTATTTCACGTACTTGGAACCACTCATTCAACAACAGATCATAGAATCCGTTGACGTTGGGGATATATTCATGAAGACAACAGAGATACCCGGAACGATAAGCAAGATAAATACAACTGTATCAGGTCTTCAGAAGTCAAGGGGATCTATGAAACGATCTATGGTCAAAACGCAACAGGAAATTAAGCTCGTCCAGTACAGCGTGGTGTGTGCTCTACTGGCTGAGAAGTTTGGGGACAACCCCCCCTTGGCGATGTTTTTTGTTTTCTGTACCCTGTGGTTTACTTTTCGTAAAAGTCGATAGACTTCTTACCGCTCTTCTTGGGTTTATCCTCCTTCCTGACCAACTTGTTGTGCTCCTCGAAGTACCCCTTCAAGCGATTCTGCTCATCACGGAAAATATCAGAGAACTTCTCTTTGATCTTCTCCACGTCAGTCTCGCGCTCCTTCTGAATCTTCTTACTCAACCTCTTAAATCCCTTGTTCCTCTTCTCAGCAGCGAATACGGTCATTGTGTTCGTTATGGCAAGCATTTACTTTGTGTCGAGATTTATTTTTAAGCGTTTCAGTTTTTCCTGAAACTCTCGGTTCTCACCGGGAGATTCGATCACTGTTCCGTTGGAAATCGCCTCAATCTCGGGGCCCGTGAGCTGCATAGCGTTCACCCTGAAGTCCATAAACGCTTCCATGGATAGAGGTACGAGTGGTTGAATCAGTTCATAGATAGCCGTGGCGTAATCACGAATTTCCTTCTGCGCGTGGTGATCCATCCTCAATTGAAGGAAATGCATGAGATTATGAAGATCCATTTTCCATACGAAAGATGTATACGTAGACTGTGGCAGAACGCCTCGCGCCTGTTCCCTGCAAACACCCTTTTCGAGCAGTTGTTCGTATACCTTGAAAGCCTGTTTATACTGATTGGATAGGGACTGGTTCAATTCGTCATCTAGTTCCACGACACCTTCCGAACCCTGGTGATTTACAGCGGATTGTCCGCGAAGGACTTCTGGTTCATAATACTCCTCATCGACGATGGAATACCGAGCAGACATTTCATTTACCGATGCAGTTCTATGTCTCAGCCATTGACGGGCAATATACAGGGGTGCCTTAATGCGAAACTTGAAGACTACGAGCTCGAGAGGTGACGTATGCCAGTTGCGTACGAGGTACCTGATGAGACCCCGGTCACCACGTGTTGTTTTAGTACCCGTTTGGTAACTCACACGGGCACCGTCAACGATAGCCTTGTCAAGATTTTCTTGAGGCATGTGATCAACAAGTTCAACAAACCCATGATCTAACACCTTTTTCATTGTGATATATTATTGTTCGATTTCTTTAATCAAGTCTTCCAACGAACGGTAATATCTTTTGAGATCCTTCATGAATCTTTTATTATTTTCTAAGCACTCACACTCAACTTTATTTTTATAAATGTATGCGAGGTTCGACTTTGAATACTTTGTTCTTTTTTGATTCTCGTTTGGTTTTCTCGGAATTAATTTTTTATTCGCAACCTTTTTAGATTTTGGTAAAGGTTCGACACGTTTTGTAAAACTAATAGCCTGCATAACTGTATCCGCGAGATCATCCTTCTTTTTCGAAACGTCAAACATGGGTAACCAATGTTGGTTCGTTTCGGTTGTTTCCAAGAATTTTCGACATCTTTCTATGGCGGTCTTCTTACGTTTGAGATACTGTGCGCGACCGGGACCCGCTACGTCGGGAATTTTGAAACGCGCGTCATAAATGATCGTATCAGATTCAGGTGCCTTAATGACGAAATAAGCGTGTAAGAAGTGCATGACAGAAACCATTTTCTTGTTGCGGTCGGGTTGTTTTTCGATGAGGATGGTATCGCACGTGAGTATCCATGGACGCTCATCTAAGTGTTTACATAATGAGACGTAAATACCGTCTTTATGCTCGGGTGGTATTCCCGATACGTCCCACTGAATGACTGTGTTGGACGTATCGTCGAATTGACACATTGCCAGATTTCGTATTCCGACATCTATACTAAGTATCATTCTTGTATATAAAGAATAATATGCTTTAAGCTAAAAAAACATGAACAAAATGTATACGATGCACAGGCAGCAGCATACAGCGGCTCCAATTTTGAAATAGGTTCCAAATTTCGCGAGTAGCCCATCCGGACCTGTAAGTGGGGGGAGACCAGCCGCCTCTAAGGCTTCATCTACGGCGTCTCCCATAACATCCGTGACCGCCCCACCGAGTTCTCCTGCGACATTACCCGCGGCGTCAACGACACCCCCCAACGGACCTGCGGCGTCACTAACCTTGTCAAGTAAGGAAGTTTTATGAATATCCTTACACGTACTCGTGCAATATTCACCACAGTCTTCTTCGATTTCTTCCGAACACACGGGTTGATCATCCGTGGGCTCGGTCGTGGCGTATACGAGATCAGACTTTTCTAAATCTCCGTATGCTAATTCATCATAATTAATGGGTAAGCATGCAGACGCACACTCTTTTATCTTTTCATTTTCTTTCCCGATTTCATTACTCAGGTACATAGCTCCACCTGCAACCACAGCTACTTTTGCACCTGTTTTGAGTGCTTTTTTGGCACTGGCTTCAGCAGCTTCTCTAGCAGCCTTTTGAGCAGCTTTGGTAGCACCGGCTTCAGCAGCTTCCTTTGCAGCTTTCTCACCGGCTTCCTTCGCAGCCTTTTCAGCGGCTTCCTTCGCAGCCTTTTCAGCAGCTTCTTTCGCAGCCTTTTCGGCAGCTTCTGTCGCGGCTTTTTTAGCAGCCTTTTCGGCGGCTTCTTTCGCAGCCTTTTCGGCAGCTTCTGCCGCGGCTTTTTTAGCAGCCTTTTCAGCAGCTTCTTTCGCAGCTTTTTTGGCAGCATTTTCAGCAGCTTCCTTCGCGGCTTTTTTGGCGGCGATAGATGCAGCATCCCCTACGACATTGCCTACAACTCCTTTTACTACGACCGACATTGCAGTTTATATATACTGAGATTTAATTACGCTTGAATACCAACACCCCCTGCAACACCCGCAACACCCCTAGTCGCGACGCGTGCATCAATCCCCGTTAGGTCATCGACAGCACCGAGACCCTCATCAGCGAGGTCTACGGTTGCATCATACCCCCTTTCCACACTCTCACCCCCACCCCCTGCCATAGCGTCCCTGACAGCATTACCAGCTTTGGATCCACTGTTACTGTTACACGTGGCACCGTCATCACGGTATCCTGGAGGGCAGCTATCCCAGCAAACACCGAGTACGTTCTTCTGACCTGGGTCGCAATACTCACGCTCCCACGCGGGAACATGAATTCTCGGACCTGGTAAGATGACATCACCAGTGATATCATCTTTGCCACCCTTCGGTTCACACAATGCACCTAGATCCGTGTATCCGTAATTGATCTGGCGTTTATAGGCGAACTTTTCAGCTTCGAACGTTTCAGCAATAGGTTCAAATTTCTCTCTCTGTTCGTCGAAAACGGCGCCAAGTGCTTCACGCTTTTCAGAAATTGGTGTACCTTCCCCTTCGAAACCGTCGATCATCAACTCTGGTATCCACGTGTCACCACCAGACGCTTCCAAAATTCCCTCCTTCATACCCCTGTATTCGGCCGCGAGTTCATTATATTCGAGACGAGCCGCCTTCTGCTCCGCGTTTTCACCTGGCTCGGATACGGCTGGCCCGCGAGCCGCTCGCTTAATACTAGGTGGTGGTTCGGGTTTACTCGCACCATCCCCCTCGATGATCTCCTTCCAACGCTCATACTCGAATTTCGCTTTATCGTATGCAGGTTTGTTTAAATCGTATACACGCTTAGCTTCTCTGAAAGTTTCCTTATTATCGGGTACTGTCGCGCGAGGGCACGTATCCCAACACACACCGAGCACCCTTTTCCTTCTTTCGGGGCAACTAAGGGCCGTCTCAACTTCACTCTTAACAGCATCTGTGAAACCATCTGCACTTAACCTGTTAGCGAGAGCACTGTTACCCGCGTCATTTAATCGAGCAACAGTGGGACCTACATTACCATCGGACACATCTTTACACTTGGTCGACTGATACGCACTTGGACCGCAATATTCGCGATCCCATACGGGTACTCGGATACCTGGACCACCAGGGGGTTCGCAGATTGCACCTATCTGCTTATAGCCATCCGGACAGTCATCCCAACAGACACCGAGTACCTTATTGCGGCGCTCGGGACATCCCAGTGCTTCCTTAACCTCACTCTTAACTGCATCTGTGAAACCCTGACTTTCCAATTTACCCGCGAGATCGATCTTTTTCGCGTCTTTCAGGCGTTTAGATGTTTCCTGAACATTCCCATCTTCGATATCCGTGCATTTGGAAGGCTGATGGGCCTTGGGTCCACACACTTCACGATCCCACACGGGTACCTTAAGCTTAGGGCCGCCGTCGGGGTGGCATAAAGCGCCAATATCCGTGTATTTGATATTGTTTCCGACAGTCGGGTCATTCGCGTCGTACGGGGGACACTGGTCCCAGCATACGCCGGCTACATTTTTCCTTCGTTCGGGGCAATTGAGAGCTTGTTCGACATCAAGCTTTATTTCGGCTGTGAACCCATCGCTCTTCAACTTCTCTATGAGTTTATTTTTACCGACCCCAACTCTAAACACTGTCTTATTGTTGATACTCTTATTCGCATTCAACAATTTAACTGTACCATCCACGTCACCGTTCGCTACAGTTTTACATTTAGAAGACTGATACGAGCTAGGACCGCATACGTTACGATCCCATACGGGTACCTTGATACCCGGACCACCCTTAGGGCTGCATAAAGCCCCTAAATCATCATATTCAACACCCACGTCTTCGACTTTGGGGCATTGGTCCCAGCAAACACCGGCTATGAGCTTCCGGTTACCCTTCCCATTCGAGTTAGGTCCACAGTACTGTCTTTGCATGAGTGTTTTCTTAATACCTATCCCACTACTCGGTTCACAAAGAGCACCTATATCCTTATCACCTTCCCTACACTTATCCCAACACACACCGGCAATGTTCTTACGGTTCTCACCAGGCCGTGTCGAACTCGGACCACAATACTGACGCTGCATGAGCGTTTTCTTAATACCCGGACCACCCTTGGGCTCGCATAAGGCGCCGATATCCTTGTCCGCGTCCGGGGTTCCTGCACCTTTGCATTGGTCCCAACAGACACCAGCGATGTTTTTGCGGTTACCATCACCGTTCGAGTTGGGTCCACAATAGTACCTATCAAATAAGGTCTTCTTAATACCTGCACCAGATTCAGGATGGCACATCGGACCTACACCCTTAAATCCTTCGTCACATGCCTTGTAACATAAACCGGCATCCATGTCGGGTTTATCGGGTGGGCACACTCGAAGAGGCTTTTCATCTCCGACACGAGAATACCGACCACGGGGTTTATCACAAAACGCCGAACCGGCTGCACCCGAACGGAATGTAAATCCAGGCTTACATTCTTCATTACACGTTGAACCGCGATCTCTGTATCCGGCGCGACAATCGGCTCTCTGGTAAAACCCCTCTTCCCATGGTTTATCCGATTTATTCCCAGGAATATACGCGTGTATGGAGTCTATACACGTAAATCCGGAACTTTTTGTTCCATCCGGACAGGACCCCTCGCATTCAAGGGCGCTGGAGTTATACCCGGGCCTGCATTTAGGATAACAAAGTGCACCCTTTTTCTCTTCGTCAGCTGCACACCCAGGAAGAACGCCTACACCTCTACCATAAGCGTCTAACCAGCAGCTCGTCCCGTCATCTCGAAGTCTCCCACCATACGGCGCATTTACACCGTCACCAAGTTTGGGATCCTTGCATCCGTATTTCTTCGCAGGTGCAGATTTCTTCGCGTATGTATCTTTCCAACAACTGAGACCGTCATCTCTATAGTTCTCCGATTTCCATTCGTCGTTCGGACCGTTACACGAATATTTCTTGGCGATGGAGCTCTTTTTAGCATACGTATCTGCCCAGCAACTCGTCCCATCGTCGCGCAATTTATGGTATTTACCCGGACCACTTCCTTCCCACTTACTACATGAATATTTCTTGGCAATCGAACTCTTCTTAACGACCGTGTCACGCCAGCAACTCGTGCCATCATCGCGTAAATTTTTACCGTGTTTATGGGACCAGTTATCACATGATTTCTTATCAGGGAAGCTGGATTTCTTGGTAATTGTATCACGCCAGCAGCTCGTACCATCGTCACGTAAGCCTCTCCCATGCTTATGTTCCCAATCACTACACGGTTTCTTGATCGTGATAGATGATTTTATAGCTAAGGTATCAGACCAGCAGCTCGTACCATCATCACGCAGTTTACCGTGTTTCTTTTCCCAATCACTGCACGGTTTCTTTTTCGTTATAGACGATTTCTTGGTGATCGTATCTAACCAGCAACTCGTACCATCATCACGATATCTCGTGTTATAGTCGCTACAGGATCTCTTTTTAGCGGGTCGTGATTTTTTAGCCTTCGTGTCCAAGATTTCCCCGATAATCTCCGTACCGACGGCTACGATAGCTACCGCCCCTGGAGTGGATGCATACAACAAACCCAACGCGATACGGGCCGGGTTACCAGAAGCGATATTATCTACCACATAACTCTTGTATGTTCGCGCCGTGCCACGTGTAATTGTTTTACCGAAGACGGCTTCAGCGACACCCATACCCGGATAAGGTTTACAATCGTTATTCTTATACTCTAGACCATATCGATCACAAAATCCTTGAGTGAAATTACATTTCGCATTATTAATGTCGAATGTAACACCGAGTGCTTGTGGATCAACAGGTCTCGCTAATCCACTATTTTGACGACTTTTGAGACAATACGCGACACATGGGCCATATGGAATACCCATAACAATCTTCTCATCAAGCTTTTTAGCGATCATGTTAGGATTGGAGTCATCTCCAGGGTTAGCCGGGTCAATTTCATAATACGTGTCTGAATACACTGCCGCTGTAGGATCTGTGTATGTAATAGGTGTATCAGGTGGTTTAAATAAGTCGTTATTTTCGAGCCATGTCGGTGTATTTTCCGTGTTCCAACGCGCAGCTCCGTCTCGCGTGAGTGTAATACCAATGCGAATTGCCGTACTCATAGACGGTACAAGCATAATATCCTCACTCATGTCACGATCTCCTACAGGGCCAACAACACGAAGGTCTGACGGGGGGAGTTCCCCATCAGTTACGTCGATTAGTTTTTTCTTCGCGATATAATCGTCTGTAGCTGTCGTGAGGGCAAGTTCAAGTTCAATAATATCAGCTTCGGTTTTTGCATCTGCGATCATGGTATAAATTTCCATGTATTTATCTACATCGGTGATTTCTTCGAGTGAAAGTTGGAGTGCCTCAATATCAGCCGCCGATGTAACGCCGTTAGCAATTGCCGTGTCCAGCTCAGCCTGTGCTGCATTCATCACGATTTCTGCCTGTTCAGCGTCGGTAACACGGGCAGTCGCTTCTTCGACAGTTACACCATAATATGCGTTTTTCAGTAATTTCTGGAAATATGCGAACAATATTTCATCACGTTCGAGATGGAACGCGCGTTGTGTCGCTGTCCCGAATTCTAAAATAGTATCTGGTAATTCGGGGGGTTCAGTTCCATTCAAATCAGCGTCTACCACACTGTCGAGAAAGTTAGACCACGCGGGTCCGGCAACGGGATCGAACTCGACATTTGGTATCACGTACTCTTGGTACATTTTAGAACTCATGAGACTAGAGGCAGCCTCGTATATATCTTTATGTATTTCGGGTAAAGGAAATAGTAACGGCCAATCCGAGTCAGGGCTGTCAACCGCCGCTCTGTATCCATCGGCGACAATTTTCTTCTGCATACTATCGAGTGTGGACTGAGATGTATAGGTCTCATATCCGTCAACATCGATAATATCTAACGCAATCGTGATTACATCGAACGCTAACATTACAGCTGCAGCAGCCCACCCCGGTGGACCGGCAGCGGCCATAGTTGCATATTTGGCTCCAGTGGCAGCCATTTTAGCTGCACCTGACGCGGCCGCTTTAACTAAAGCCTTTTTAGCAGCAGCCTTGGCAGCTGTCTTTGCTGCAGCGGCAGCGGCAGCCTTTTTAGCCGCCGCCGAGGCTGTCTTTTTAATGACTTTCTCTCCGGCAGCTTTCGTAACTTCTTTGGTAGCTTTTTCAGCCACCGCCTCAGCTGCTTCCTGTGCAGCTTTTTTAGTGGCTAAATCTGCAGCGGCGTTTGTAGCCGCTTTTTTAGTGGCTGTGGTAGCGCCCTTTTCGGCAGCCTTTTCAGTGGCTTCTGTGGCAACCTTTTCAGCGGCTTCTGTGGCGGCCTTTTTCGCAGCAACATCTACTGAAGCGTCGGCGGCAGCTTTTTTAGCAGCCTTTTCAGCGGCTTCGGATACCACTTCCTCTGCAGCTGTTTGTGTCACTTTTTCTGCAGCCTCTTTCGAAGCTTTCTCTATCAGTATTTCACCAGTTTCCGCCGCAGCTTTTTCAGCGACAGCTTCTACAGCCTCGGTAGCAACAGCCTCCGCCGCTTCGGAAGCAGCCTTTTTTGCGGCCGTATTAGCCGCCTTTTCAGCCGCTCCTTCAGCTGCTTCCTCTGCCGCTTTTCTCGCAGCCGCTTGTGCGGCCTTGTTACCACCAGTTCCGGCAACCTCTTGAGCAGCTTTATCACCTGCTTCCTTTAGAACCTTCTCCGCGGCTTCTTCAGCCGCTTCCGTCGCGACCTTTTGCACAGCTTTGTTCGCTGTTTTCTTAATACCGGTCTCAGCAGCTTCTCTCGCAGCCTTTTGACCAGCTTCACCTAAACCCTGTGACGCAGCTTTTTGAGCAGCTTTCTCGCCAGCTTCTTTGGCAGCTTTTTCAGTTGCTTCTGAAACAACTTTCTTAGCCGCATTTTTAGCGGCTTTAGAGGCGGCGGGTTTAGCCGCTTTTACACCGATCGCTTTAGCTACCGCCTTTTCGAGTACGGCACCTACGATGACAGATGCCCCGAGTTCGAGGGCTGCCTGTTTAGCCATTTCGACGGTACTCGCTTCTGCATCTTCACCGGGTTTCAACATACAGCATCCATATTCGCTATCAGGGTCTTCGATGTACTTAGTTCCACATCCAAGTGTCACATGTTTAGGAAATGCACACTGTTGTTTTATTTCTTCATTGATAGCGTCAATGAGAGATGTTTTATTCATACCGATGTCATCCAAACCACCTTGACTTTCTAAATCTGTGAATTTTTTATCTATACGATCCCTAACTTCTTGTTCAGTTTCGATAGATATATCACCTGGTTTAGATAATACAGCTACGTCTCCCGATTTGGCAGCATCCTTTTTTGTCGTAGTGATAAGTTGACCAAGCATAGAATCATAAATTTCAATTTTTTTATTATCAGTGTTTTTCTTTTTCAGATAATAGAGACCGACGACTATAACAATCAATAGAAAAAATAGTACAACAGGTGCCATTTTTCCCAGTGCCATGGTCTATTATGATATTATACGACAAAAAAAATCGTCACTTAAAGACTAATATCGGAATATATGTAAATATGTTATGGTGTTGGTGGTGTTGCCACGATTTTGAAAATGAACCATTGAGACTCCCCCTGAAGTATGACGACAGGCGTAAGAAATACGTCACGAGTGGAAGATTTTGTTCGTGGAGTTGCATGAAAACATATGCACTTGAACAGTATGGTTTGTCAAGAGGGGGTATAATATGTGGTAATATGGTGATGATGCGTAGACATCTATTCGGTAAAAGAGGGTCTATACAATGTGCACCTAAACGACAGACGCTCATAGAATTTGGGGGGACGCATACGATAGAACAATTCAGATCGAATGTATTGATAGATGATGAACCACGCGAAGAAATCATAGAAGAACCCGAGGTTGAAATAACAATTCCACAAGTGAAAAACGTAGCGAAGTTGTACGAAATAAAAGGAGCAGTGGGAACGAATGAACCACTGCGCCTTAAACGTGAGAAAACGCTTAAAAGAGATCAAAATAATTTAGAAACCGTACTTGGCCTGGTGATCAAACCGAAGCCATGATACAATTTCCGCAAGTATCACCTGAAAATACAAACGAACAATGGTTACACTCGTTTAGAGGTATGATATGACGTTTACGAAGTTTATTGTGTGAATATAGTATCAGGTCCTTCACGGTGTAAATACCATAGGCTACCATCGTTTCCAATGTAGGAAATTTCATTCTGTATTATACACAACCACAGGCCTTATTTACTTTTAACATGACCGAGAAACTATCGATCATGGGTGGTACCATAGTTTTCAAAACAGTTTCAAGTTCGGAATCTTGATCACCTGCATCGATCTGTTCGATAACAGAGTAGATGAGATCAATAACGAGATCCTTCTTTTCGGGGCCGGTCAGACCCTTGATCTTCTGAACATCCATCATCAGGGTGGAAACGAGGCCACACAAGTTTTCCTTGTTAATACCCGTCTTACCGTACTTGGCGATGAGACGTTCAATGCGATTAACGATGAGAGCGCTATCCTTAGACTTAGTGGCGTAGGTTTTCAAAATGGTTTCCATTTATATATATCGAGAATAAAATCTTTAATTATATAAATGAATAACGAGAATGGGCAAATACTCGCGTATTCTGCGATCGGGATCGGTATTTTACAGATGATATATAGTGTATATACAGTTAAACAGGTGAAAATCGACCCGACGACATTCCCTCTCATATATTCTAGTATACTGGCTAGTGTACTATGGTTATTGCATCAATATCGAATAGATGATTTTTACTCGGTCGGGTATTCGATTGTAAGTCTTTGTGTACAATTGTTTATCTTGTACGAACTTAAATCGATGGAACGGAGTAGAGAAAAACAAAATTGAAGAACTTTTAATTTATCTTCGAATGTTATTTTACCCACGTTACGAACAACATGGACGATAAGCATACAAACTAAATATGTAGCCTCATGAAGTTGCATACTTTGTATTCTTATATGTTTTTTAAATCAATTACGCGGGGGTAAGACCCTGATTGACGGGTGTTACGGCGCTAGGGGTCATCCTAGCACGGATGGCATTGATGGAGTTCTTGTTCGTATAGAACAACACGCCACCACTTCCCAAAATCGCTATAATAGATATAACCATACCAGCGATCGCGACATTCTTCTCAGTTGGGACCTTTTCACACGGTGTATCATTGTTTACAATTTGAAATGTGAACACAGACACGATCAATCCGGCGACACCCATCAACATGGCAAGTAGGGGAGCCGAGCTCTTAGAGGAACCCGCTAACTTATTGAGAAGAGGCATAGCCGCGATAGTCGCGGGTATGGTAATCATGATTGTGAGGAGTTGAGAAAGGAATATTTTCCGGTTTTCATACTTGGCATTCCCCTGGATATCGGCACACTTATTATACCGACCGATACCAACGGATGAAATCGCGACGAATAAAGCGCCGAGAATAACAAGTACGGCTATTCCACCCATTTTAATACGAGGGTCTGACATTTATTATTAGGAAATATTTTTTTTATATCAGCCACTTAAAGGTCTGAAATGAATATTAGTATAATGGATCTAAAATTCGAAGTTACCGAGGACGGCATGGCATACACGCATGTCAATGGTGTGAAGGGAACATTGAATGAGGCTGACACCAATGTACTCTTGAACCATTATATCCAACTACCCATGAACAGTAAATATGTAGAAACTGGGAGTTACCTGGGGTGTAGTGGGGTTCTCGCTGGCCTGTCAAGTAAGCATGGTTCGACTGTGTACTGTCATGATATATGGCTCGAGAATATGGAAAATTTAACGAAAGAATCCGACCCTCCACCTAAAGCCGATGACTACCTTTTTACGTTTTATGAAAACGTGTTGAACAATAACCTGCAGAATATTATCATCCCTATTCGTGGTGATAGTGCGTATACACTCAACATTCATAGAGATGAGAGTATAGATCTTGCTTTTATCGACGGTGACCATTCATACGAAGGTGCTCTAAAGGATCTGAATACAGTTTTACCAAAGATGAAAAGGGACGGAATTATATTGTGTCACGACTGTAGATCTGGGAGTGATGTTTCAAACGCTCTTCGCGAATTCTGTATGAAAAATAAGATACAAAATGCATCTGGATTTGAACACTCTTCGATCGTGAAGATAGACTTAAAGGATAGAAGGATGGATTAACATATGCTTATAGATTGTTTTATTTTTTATAACGAACTCGACATTCTAAAAAAGCGTTTGAGATATCTTGACAGTGTTGTAGATAAATTTGTTTTGGTAGAGTCGACTGTCACGCATCGTGGCGAAGAAAAAAAATTATTCTTTGAAGAAAACAAAAAAGATTTCGAAGAATGGTCGGACAAGATTATACATGTAATTATACGAGACAACCCTGTTGATAAAGATCCATGGGTTCGGGAAAACTTTCAAAGAAATTGTATCGCGAGGGGTTTGTTGGAATTCCAAGATGACGACATTGTCATGGTGTCGGATGTAGACGAAATTCCGAATAGAACAGCCCTACGATTACCACCTAATGTGCCGATGTGCTCATATAATATGATTGCATTTCAATACAATTTTAATTATATCCAAGAACTTGAACCATGGTTCGGTACGGTCATCACCACGAAGGAAGTGTTGATGCAGGTATCACCACAAAAAATGAGGGAGATGCGGTGGAGTGTCCCACACTATAAGAATGCTGGTTGGCATCTCTCGTCATTCGGAGACGAAAAGTTCGTAGCGAATAAGGTTTATAATTTTGCACACTGTTATGATAAGGGTGTAGATAGTATGGATGTAGGGACATTTAAAAAATTAATTGAAGATGGAATTCACGCAGATGGAAAGTACAAACTCGTTAAAACGAGTGAAAAAATCATGAACTCCATTCCACTAGAGATAAAGATGTGATCAAATCTTCACACACTTCGGTGGTGGTTCAAACGCAGTCTGTTCTCTCAACTCCTGTCGCTGCTTCATCTTCTTGATATCCGCACCCTGACAATCGTGCTTTGTCAAATTGATACAACTCGGACAAAAACTTCCTTCGCAGTACTTACAATCGATGGGAACACCACACTTCTTGCGGCATAGTTGGCACGGCATTCCTAATGTTAACTCGGATAAAGATTTTAAGTGACTTTCGTATAGAATGTCCCTCACTTACGCGTTCACCAAGCCAATCGTACCCACTGACTATAGTCGCCTCAAGACAACTCTAAAGAAGTCTACGATTGGGTATGGATCTGCCCTGAGTGCTTCATATTTCATCACACAAGGTGCAGACCAGGGCGTTTCGGTAACACTGGGAGCTGTCGCGTCGTATGCGTATGTGACCCTTCTATCTGATAGGGTTGACAGATTTGAAAAGTCGGCAATTCAAAATGAGTTTTTGGCACCACTATGTACCGCCGCTTTTGAAGTGTCGTGGAATAACGCACCTTTCGCATTTGACTTTGATTATGGAGCAACCTTCGTGGGTTTTCTCGCTTATAAATTCGCACTCACCACCGTATTATATGAGACTGTGAGGGAGATGATGATTGGGGATAGTGAGACGTTCTATGACACGGAGGAGAAAGAGTATAATGACATCACGGTAGATGAAGAATACGAAAATGCGTCTTCATATAAAAAGTTGTAATATTAAAATGGTCCCTGTGGCTTTATTTTATGGGTGGCTATTATTCAAACTCACACACATTAAAAAACCTAAGGCTTCACGACACAAACCACCGGCAACATGGGTTTAGTTACACTTGTCGGGGTTAGCCTGCTTCAGTTCATGTGCACGTCTCGTCGATCCAAACTGGATGATCTCGTCAACCTTCTGTGCGATACCCTTACCGATACCATCAAATTTCATAAGATCGGTACCGTTCAAGACTTCGTATGAAAGGGTGTCAATCAACTTAGCCGCATTCTTGTACGCATTGACCTTCCATTCACTGGCCCCGACACATTCTTCAAGTGTGGCGAGATTAGAGAGTTCGTCAGAAATGATCACATTCGTGTGGAATTTCACGTGAAAGTCATCATCCTCGTCGTCAAGGAATGCATCAATCTTCTTCCCGATGCTCTTACCAATACCAGGAAGTTTCATAGCTTCTTCACCACTAGTAATCGCATAGTCCAGGTTAGAAATCGTGTCAGCAGCCTTGACGTAGGCCTTGTACTTGTACTTGTCCTCAGTCTTTTCCGCGTGTGCGTAAAGCATATCCGCGATACCTTGGTTAGGTGAGTGAGTATCGACGTGGCTCTCAGTGGACGCGATCGACTCGGTGTCAGAACATTCAGATTCTTCATAATCGGAGTCCTGCTCGTCGAGGTACTCATCGATCTTGGTGGAAATACCCCTACCAATACCCCTGAGATGACGCACACATTCACCGCTTTCAATCACATAATCGAGATCAGCGATCGTATCAGCTGCTCCCTGGTACGCAGCGGTCTTATGGAAATCGGAAGTCATCTCACCCAACTCCAAAAGGCGTTCAACGATACCGGCGTTTTCGCGGGTTTTGCAGTAAGGTGTCTTATTACAAACTCGGGCAGTGGAGTTGGTATAGCTGGAGTTGGATAGACAATTGGTCTTATACTTGAACTCGTTGAGAGCGTTAAGAGCATTGATCTTATCTGTGTTCTCCTTGATGAAGAGCTTTTTGAGCTGTTCGATCTTGGTGCGAGACTCTTCGTTGAGCTTCTCGAGCTTGAGGATGTAATCGGTGATGGAGCGGGAGTTCATATCGGAAGACATTGTGAAATGATAACATTCACGATATCACTTCACGACTTAAGTGCAATTAAAGATTTTGGCTGCAATGAATATAATGAATATTGATAACATTCCTGAACCGATGAAGCGTGTCATGGGAGACAAGTCTCTCTCGATGTCTCAGAAAATGGTAACATTCATGGCATTCATGCCTACTTTGCCCAACGATCCCAAAGTCGAACAATATTGCAAGGATAATCTTGAGATTGGAGTAACTATCAAGCGGCTTATCGCGGATAATAAAATACGTCTAGGGAAGCTCGACAAGAATTTCAAACTCGACGTGATATGTAATTAATTTGTCTTACCCCTGTAATGTCTCTCTAAATTTTCATCGGGGTCATACTGATCGGGGTCGTATGTAATTCCTTTTTCCACCCTAACCTTAGACTTGGAAGTGGGTTTATTCACAGTAGGGGGTTTAAATCCACGTGCAACGTTGATTTCCGTGTCATACTGAGCGGGGTCTTTGATCGCGCGCGTTTTTACAGCTCGTACATTTGGGATATTGAAAGTGAGTGAAAACGGCATATATATTTATGTACGTTATAATCTTTAATTATACTTAAGTAATAGATGCACCTTCATTACATAAGAATAATGGGTACACTTCAACGCATCACGTCAGGTTATTTCAAGGAGAAACGACCCAAGAAATCGCATGATAATTATGAGTCCATCAATACACTCGTGAATATCGGAATTACTCAGTCGCAGTCTATCAGGGTCGGCACTTCAATTGAAGATTTACTTCGTATATATATTAGTTCTACATCTTCGTGGATTGATATCAAGCCACCCAATGCGAAGGGTAAGAAGGAACGTGACCACTTATTTTATAGGACGTTGGAGAATGGTAAGACTGAAAAAGTATACGCGGAATTAAAATCGAATCTACAACTGGATTCTGAAAAACGTAGTAAGACTGCGGAGAAAGTAAAATGTATCATGCGTGAGGAGAATTGTAAAGGGTATATCACAGCCCTTCGACATTTTTCTTCAGATACGTTGAATAAATCAAAACATGTTAGCTTTTATACCGAGCGTGACGTCGATGTATTGTCAGTTCAAGAGTATTTCAATATTTTGAATATTGCGTGTCCATTTGAAGATGAAGATGAATATAAAAAATGGATCCGGTTCATCGTTGATTGTCTCATCGAAGAAGATATACCAAACGAAGAACGCGACGCGGTTGCAACCCTGGTAGATTTGAAAACGCTTAAAGATGCTAACCACAAGTTAAATAATGAAACCGATTGTTAAATGGTCGGGTGGGAAGAAGGACGAGATTAAACAGTTTGTTGATCTCATTCCAGACGATATTTCAACCTATGTCGAACCATTTTTCGGGGGTGGAGCGGTATTTTTCCATCTTGAACCGAAACGTGCCGTTATTTCAGATGTACACGAAGAACTCATTGATTTTTATAGAGCGATGAAGGATGGAAAGGGTGATGATATTCACGCATTTTTAAATGAAAATCCCAACACTGACGAGGCCTACTACAAGGTACGCGATCAGTTCAAGGTTGAGACACCCCTAGATAACGCGAAGCGATTTTTCTATTTGAGAAAGACGTGTTTTCGGGGTATGTTGAGGTATAATAAAAGCGGTAAGTTCAATATTCCATATGGGCGTTACAAGACATTTAATTACGAGGAATTGAAGGATGAAAAGTATAAAGAGGTCTTCAAGGGTACAGATATACACAAGAAAGGGTTTGAAGAAGTGTTCGATATGTGTAATGATCCCAAGGATTTTATATTTCTTGACCCGCCATATGATAGTGAGTTTACAGATTATGGGTATTGTTCATTTGGTAAAGAGGAGCAACATAAACTTGCAGATTGCTTTAAAAAATCGAAAGCGCGTTGTATGATGGTGATAGGTAAAACACCACTTATCGAAGAGTTATACGGTCCGTATATTAAGCGTGAGTACCATAAGAAATATGCGTTTAAAATCCACTCGAATCGTGTAGGTGATGAGATTAATACTACCCATGTTGTCATAACAAACTATTAAACCTATGAACATCTAAAATAAGCACTACCCGTTTTTGATCTCCTCGTTTGTCGAGACTATGAATACGAGAATGATCAAAGAGTAAATCTTTCCTCGGTTCATGTTTATGCATACCGTTTGATGTGTAGAGAATACAATCGCCGCCACCTTTCATCGTGAGATGGTATCTCAGTAAAAGATTACTTTCTGCTCGATGAGGTGCTATAGTCATGGGTCCTTCTATGACTGCGAATTTGGCACTTTCTTTATCTACACATGGAACCTCATCAATAATATTCTGAATGACGGGAAAATCTTTGACGTCGTAATAATAATACCCTTCATTGTTATCGAACCAATGGTCAAGATCGTGAAAATATTTCTTTCTTGCAGTTATAATTCCTTTTTCATATTCATATAAAATCCGATCGTAATTCACCTTCACGTACCATAACCCGGGGTAGTCCAGTGTGTTATATTCTGGTTTATGAAGTATGAGATCGGTGAGTGTATTTCTCATACCTATCAATGGTCTGAGTGGTTTCTGGAAATATAACAAATCTATCGGTGACTTGAAATAATCGTATAGAACAAGAAGTATTACCACTAACGAGAGTTCTCGCATTATTTTCTTCATATAAAATAAAAAATGCCCGGTTACCCACGAATGGAAAAGTACACACCAGAACCCACAAAAGATGTTAAAACTGTTGAGACCCGTTTCGTCATGCCAAAGATGACTTTTATTCAGGTCACTCTTCTTATATTAATTCTAACCTATGCGTGGTCTGTCCGCAAGATGAACCGAGCTGTCGTGTCTGTGGGACTTCTCACAGCGATTCTCTTTCACACGTATGATCACATGTTTAGGATAAAGCGTGGTGAAGAGCGTTTTTTCATATAATACCCAATAATATCGTCTTAAATGGTCTATCCTTTTATTGAAATTCTCAAAAACACGTATTTCTTCGTGTATTCGGTCTAGGTGACTTGCATTTTTTACCGGCTGTATCCAATTCAATAAATAGATTTAAATTATTTTAAAGAATTAGTGTCTATGTAGTGCATAACATGTCTCAAGCAATTGGTATCGATCTCGGAACTACGTATTCTTGTGTTGGTGTCTGGCAACATGACCGTGTAGAAATCATTTCAAACGATCAGGGTAACCGCACGACACCATCTTATGTAGCTTTTACAGATGATGAGCGTCTCATCGGTGACGCCGCAAAAAATCAGACTGCTATGAATCCCAGAAATACTGTATTCGATGCGAAACGTCTTATCGGTCGTAAATTTTCAGATAAAAAGGTCCAAGATGACATGAAAGATTGGTCGTATGAGGTTGTCACTGGACCAGATGACAAGCCTATGATCAATGTTGAATCGCGTGGTGAAAGGAAAACATTTTCACCGGAGGAGATTTCTTCGATGGTACTTACGAAGATGAAGGATATTGCCGAGTCTTTCATTGGCAAACCAGTGAAGGATGCGGTTGTCACTGTTCCTGCGTACTTCAACGATTCACAAAGACAGGCTACGAAGGATGCCGCAGCCATTGCGGGTCTCAACTGTCTTCGGATTATTAACGAACCTACAGCTGCTGCCATCGCCTACGGTCTCGATAAGAGTAAGGATGAAGATAAGATTGTACTCATCTTCGATCTTGGTGGAGGTACCTTTGATGTCTCACTTTTGAACATCGAAGGTGGTATTTTCGAAGTGAAGGCGACCGCCGGTGATACACATCTCGGTGGCGAAGACTTTGATGCGCGCCTCCTCCGTCACTTTACCGAAGAATTCAAGAGGAAACATAAGAAGGATCTCTCTGGAAATGCACGAGCTCTTCGTCGTCTTCGCACAGCTTGTGAGCGGGCGAAGCGTACTCTGTCGTCGACCTCACAGACAACAGTTGAGATTGATTCGTTGTTCGAGGGTATCGACTTCTATTCGTCGATCACTCGAGCTCGTTTCGAGGATCTGAATGCCGACCTCTTCCGAAAGTGTATGGAACCTGTCGAACAGGTCATCCGAGATGCGAAGATGGACAAGTCGAAGGTTGATGAAGTTGTTTTGGTTGGTGGCTCGACGAGAATTCCCAAGATTCAACAGATGCTCTCAAGTTTCTTCAATGGTAAAGAACTAAACAAGAGTATCAATCCTGATGAAGCTGTTGCCTATGGTGCCGCGGTTCAGGCTGCTATCCTTTCGGGTGTTGACAATAATAACGTCCAGGATCTTTTGCTTCTGGATGTTGCCCCGGTATCTCTTGGTCTCGAGACTGCCGGTGGTGTCATGACGAAGATCATCGAGCGGAACACGACGATCCCAACGAAGAAGGAGCAGGTCTTTTCGACGTATTCGGACAACCAACCCGGTGTGTTTATCCAAGTGTACGAAGGTGAGCGTGCTCGTGCCAAGGACAATCATCTACTCGGTACCTTCGAGCTCTCTGGTATCCCACCCGCACCCCGTGGTGTTCCACAGATTAGTGTATGCTTCGACATTGACGCGAATGGTATCCTGAATGTGACGGCTGAGGATAAGGCTTCTGGAAAATCGGAGAAGATTGTTATCACGAACGATAAGGGTCGCCTATCCAAGGAAGAGATCGAACGCATGGTCCAAGATGCCGAAAAGTACAAGGAGGAAGACCAGGCGTACGAGAAGAAGGTGACTGCTATGAATGGATTGGAAACGTCAGCCTATGGTATGCGTAATATGATTGATGGTAAAGAGTGTACACTGAGTGAGGATAACAAGGTGAAGATTCGGGAAAAGGTTGACGAGACTATCCAATGGATTGACAACAACCGTTCTGCAGAAGTTGATGAGATTGAACATAAACAGAAAGAATTGACTGACCTCTTGACCTCGTGTCAGGAGGTGAAGGGTCCCACAATCGATGAGATGGATTAGGGTCTCAAATCCTTATCCGCCGTATAATACGTCTTCCCCTTAGTGGCGAAACTATGAACCCTCGCGTACCCCCACGCTTGTGGAGAGGCTCCCGGACGATGCCCGGTTCTCCACGCAGCGAGACCCCTATTGTAGATGGTCTTCACAGTCTTTAGAGGAATCTTAGTAGCCTTAGCAATTTCAGGGAGGGATTTGGCTCCCGGATACATTTTCCTAAACTTTTGGGTGTAGGAGGAAGTCTTAGTTTTTTGTCCCTTGTCCGTCTTGAATCCTTTATAGTCTCGCTTGAGCATCTTCTTATAACGCGTCTCAACTTCCCCGAGAGTTGTAAGCCCCCTGAAATATTTGAGTGGTGCATATATCTTACCTTCTGTTCTACGCAGTTGCCCGACCTTCTTGGTGATGGCTGCATCACTCAGGGACATCTTATCTTTTACTGAGAAAATCTTACTTCTTCATCCTGACAACGAGTCTCGGTGGGTACTTCTTGATATTTTTATACCCGAACGGTTTACGAGTGAGAGGACTACCTCTCTTTGCGTTTATTTTCGTGTTGTTCGCTGCAGCCAGCCATGATTTCAACCCGTTTCTATTATAAACCGTGGTGATCTTACCGTTCTTAACATCACTTTTGATATAAGCTCTCTTGGTGGGTTTTATATTCTTTTTATTACCAGCCATCATACTAGCATTCATCCATGTCGTGACATTTTTATTTTTGTTCGAGTTGTTCTTGATGTTCTTATTCAAATTTTGTAGATTGTTTTCAGCGTTGAAAAGTTTCCTTTTCATTGAACGAATTTCATTCTCTATTTTTTTTCGCTTCTCGCGATTCGCATTCATGACTTATTATCCACAAAGAAAAAATACACACCTAAGATATGGATATAGGTGTCAGAACAACTATATTTTGTGGTAGTCTTGCAGTGGCGTGTGCAATTGATTTTTCACGGGAATTAAAGCGATTAAAAAAACTCAAGAAAGAGTATGATGATCTGGGTTCATAAATTAAAAATGACGGATGCCATGACACCCGAACACTTAGACGTGTTTTTCACGCGAACATGGGCTTTCAATAAAAAAGTAAAACTGGAAATTGACGCGACGAAGTGTAAGAACATATCACTTCGTCGAGTATTGTCCGTGAAAAAAGTTTTGGATGAACATAGACAGCACTCGAGGCGGTACATCGAAGATAGTACGATATACGTAAAAACGAGGTTCGCACGTCGAATTTTACAGACCGCTCTCATATTTATACGCACTGAGAGACCGGTATACGTTAAGGTTATTTAAAACGATCCCTGTTTAAAGCTGCGATGAGTAACACCACAAACAACAATAGTACGTCTGTCACCATGAAAGGTTTACTTGGACCCCGTGTTCCAAATTTTTCATGACAGAACCGTCGCCCCACTTCAACGGCAGCTTCGATACTGGAATATGGTGTATGTCTATATGACATCATACCACACATGGCGACTGTCTTTGATTTCCCGAAAAATGGAATATGACCTTTAGGATTTAGAACACCAGACGATTGATCGAAGACCCACTTAGTTCCGTTCCATTCTGCGCCCCATCCAATCCGTATAGTCGTGGGTTTGGTAATGTCAAGTTGTTCGATAACTTTTGATACGAGTGTATCTTCATCCATGCGAAGTACTTCTGGAGTTAAATCACAAATAACACACGATATCGTTTTCTTATCTGCAAGGACCACTGGTTGAATGTGTAGATCAGTATCTATTATGTATTGTAAATCACTCGCAATCGAAATTTCTTCATCATATTCTAATATGACGTTAATAGCGCCGTATGTACTCGGACTTATCTTATCCACCGCGTCATCCCCCCAATTATCCTTGACAAACTTTATTGCCGGGCTATTATCGAGACACAATACGAGTATTCCATCTTCGATAACTTCACCGCTTTTAAATTGTGCCGTAAATCCATCATCGCGATAGATGACGTCCTTCAATTCGTTTCCAAATTTAAAATGGACACCCTGTTCGATAAGAGCGTTTTGCATTGCATCAGACATGATTTTACCCGAACCCCGTTGTGTGTAGGCGTTAGACAGACCAACATGATCAAAACTTTTAACAAATTCATAAGCTGTCATGACATCCCAAGGTACTCCATCTATGACGAGTGTTACAGCTTCCATTAGTTTCCGACCATTTTCAGACAGGGGGCCGATCGCATCTTTGAGTGATACTTTCTTATATTTCCATGGCATCGCAAGCACCTTGACAGCGAGTGATGCGAGGGTCAAATAATCCATCCCTGAAAGATACTTTTTGATAACGGGTCCACTCGTAGATTCAGCTTTCTGGAATATGTCGTCCCATTTAATCCCCATTTCTTTGAATAAATTATTCGTATTGATGAATGCGCGATCAAATACTATCCTGTGTGCATGTAGATCACGTGTATCGATAGAAGGTTCCCACCATGAACCACCTGCTGATGTTTTTTTATCGTACATGACGACATCATGATCAGTATATTTTTTTAGTTCCCATGCGATGGACATACCTGTAGGACCTGCCCCAACAATATGAACCTTCATCTACTAGTAGTAAATTATTTATATCTGTGTTCAAAACCAATATAAAAAAACTTTTATAAATCTAGTAGTCGATGGGGTTGTCAATTATTATGGGAAATATGTTTTCGGGTAAAACTTCTGAAATGATTCGGAGACTCAAACGATACAAAGTTATTGGAAAAAAAATAATAGTGATAAATTCTGCGAAAGATACTCGATCCCCGGATGAAGTATTAAAATCACATGATAACGTAACGTTCGAATGTTTCAAGACCATGAAGCTTTTCGATTTAATTAACAAGACCGAGTATGATAGTGCTGACATAGTAGCCATAGACGAAGCGCAATTCTTCCCCGACCTGAAAAAGTTTATCGAGTGTTCATTATGTATAGGTAAGAGCGTACTCATCGCAGGTCTTGATGGAGACTCGTCGCAGAGAAAATTTGGTGAACTGATCGAGTGTATACCACTCGCGTCGGAGGTCACGAAACTTTCAGCACTGTGTATGAAGTGTAAAGATGGAACTCCCGGACCATTCACAAAACGTATGGTGAGTAATACAGAGTTGGAACTTATTGGTGGGAGTGATATGTATAGTGCTGTATGCAGAAAGCACTTAAATTAGTCTAGGATCGAAACCTGCTTTTCAACAGCCTCATCCCCGTATAGGTCTTCGATGATTTCAAGAATATGTTGCGAATCTCGAAGTGCAGATTTAGATGCGCGGACATTCCACCCCGCGATCATTTTCAGTTTGGAATTAATCTTCTTATACTTCTCTACTTCAAGTTCTAGTTCTATGACACGATCCCTCATCAGCGTCTTTGGCTTAGGGCTCATAGCAAATTTTACGCGCGGTCTTTCCGAGCTACCGGTGGAGTATTGACGCCAATGTCTCTTATTCTTCTTGGGAGGTTCTTGTTCTTTTTTCGTGTTGTAAATCGTGAATGCGGGTTTGTGTGTGATGGAGAACATATGTATTACACGCGCGAGTTAACTTTAATACAGCTTAAAATAATTAGTCGACGTGATACTATGTGTGGTATATTTACACTTTTCGGGAGCACCGTCGATGTATCATCTAAGCTACTAACACATCGAGGTCCGAATGATTTTAGGACTGTGACACTGGGAAAGTGTCAGATGGACTTTTATCGTTTAGCTATCAACGACTTGACAGACGCTGGCATGCAACCATTCATTCAGAATAAGAGTATGCTCGTTTGTAATGGTGAAATCTACAACCACAAAAACTTTCGAACGGGTGATGAAAAAGGTAATAGTGACTGTGAGATCTTATTACCGATGATTAACAAGTACGGGATAATGAAAACAGTTGAGAAGATTAACGGTGATTTTGCGATGGTGTACACGACCGGTGACAGAGTGATCGCGGCGCGGGACCCGGTCGGTGTACGTCCCTTGTTTTATACTCGTTACGATACGAATTCAATCGCGTTTGCGAGTGAGGCCAAGGCTTTACTTTCACTGGGGTCTGAAATCCACGTTTTTCCACCGGGTTACGTATACGACTCGTATATTGATGATTTCGTATGTTACTATAATGCGTACTGGAACGTAACGTCGGGTCGGTATCTACCCGTGAGGGATATTAAGCAGACACTTATTGATGCCGTACATACACGCCTCGACAACACTGAAAGAGATATAGGGTTCCTTTTATCCGGTGGTCTTGATAGCAGTCTTATCGCGTCTATCGCCTCTGAGAAACTCGGTAAGATTAAAACGTTTTCGATTGGTCTCGTTGGTAGTCCCGATCTCGAGGCTGCAAGAAAGGTGGCCGAATATCTCGACACAGATCACACTGAAGTAACGTTTACGACGGATGAGGGTATCAGCACCATCGCGGATGTCATTAAGTCTACTGAAACGTACGATACGACAACCATTCGGGCGAGTACGCCTATGTGGCTTTTGTGCAAATACATCAAGGAAAAGACTGACTGTCGCTACATATTTTCTGGTGAAGGTGCGGATGAGTTACTGGGTGGGTATCTTTACTTCCACAACGCACCCGGTGTGATTGAATTCGCACACGAGAATATGCGCAGACTTAAACTCATTCATCAGTTTGATGGGTTGAGGGCTGATAGGTGTGCGAGTGCGCACGGTCTTGACCTAGTCGTACCTTTCCTGGACAAACAGTTCATCGATGTATGTATGAGAATAAACCAAAAATTCAAAATGCACACGATCGAAAAGAATGTTCTACGTTCCCTCTTCATGGGGTATCTCCCCGATGATATTTTATGGCGTAGAAAAGATGGTATGAGTGACGCTGTAGGTACCAACTGGGTTGACACTATAAAAACGTATGCGGAGAAAAATGTATCACCCAAAGAGTTTCGGATGATTGTCGAGCGAGCGAACGGGTATAATATTCCTCTCACGAAAGAAGAGGCAATGTACAGGAACATTTTCTGGCAAAACTTCGGAAAGGATAGCGATTACCTCATTTCTGAAATCTGGCGCCCCAAGTGGACGACTATTACTGATCCGAGTGCGAGATTGCTCATTTAAAGAATTAATGTCATTTTTAAATATCATGGAAATAGATCTTGTCGATATCAATAATGGAAAGTATGTAGTATCCGTTATTGCTAACGATGAATATATAGGACCTACTATAGCGTTGGGGTATGAATGGGACGGGTGGATGAGGGCCGATGTATCAAAGCATTACAAAGAGGGTACCGATATTTTAGACATCGGTGCGAATATCGGATATAATACGTTGATGTTTTCCGATTACGGCCCCGTGAGTTCGTTTGAACCTGTATTTCACCCATTAGTCGCGAGAAATGCAAAACAAAATCAAACCAAACATCCGATAAATGTATATACATGCGCGTTATCAAATGAAAAACGTGACGATGTAATACATTTACCTAGTCGTGGGTGTCAATCAGTTGATAAAATAAATTATGGAGGTACGAGCTTTCACCACGCTCCCGATATAAAAGGAAAGGGTTTATCGGTTAAATGTGAACGACTGGATGATGTATATAAAGGCACACCTTCAATCATGAAGATTGATGTTGAAGGACACGAACTACATGTATTAGAAGGTGCTATAGAGACTATCAAGCAACACATGCCGTCAATTTTGGTAGAAATACATGACTTTACAGAACATAACAATGTACACAGATTTATAAAGGAGCTTGGATATGATGATCCTATAGCTCGACCGGAACACGTATATTTATATGTAAAGCCCTAATATCTCAGCGACACATGGATGGCGTACAACATCTTCATCAAGCATTTTTACGTGTTCTATATACTCCAAGTCAACGCAATCGATCCGATCGATAATGTCTTCTAAACCGTTACGGGTTTCGATATCACTCTGTTGTAAATCCCCGAGTATGATCATTTTAGAATTATCACCAATACGTGTGAGAAGCATTTTCATTTGACTGGGTGTACTATTCTGCATTTCATCCGCAATGACAAAGGCGTTTTTAAACGTACGACCGCGCATAAACCCAAGTGGTTCAATTACTACACGGGAATTAAGCTGGCCGTGTGAAAGTGTATGTTCAAAAACTTCGATCATGGGAACTGTCCATGGTTCCATCTTACTATCCATATCTCCAGGCAAATACCCCAAATCTTCACCCGCTGCGACGATAGGTCGTGTACAGATGACACTGTCATAACGGCGCTTAGCTACATTTATTGAAGCTTCCTGACATGCGAGTAAAGTCTTACCCGAGCCTGCGGGACCGGTTGCGATGATAATTGGTTTGGGAGATTGGATGGACCTTAAATATGTACATTGTCCAGGGGTTTTCGGGAATTGCATATACAGTATATTAAGGTTTTTAATCCTATAAATAGTATGCATGACGGATTTTTATTTTGTAACACTCGAGAAAACGGGTGCGTCTACAATTCTTGACACCAAAGCTATACCACGGTTCATATGCTTTAAATATTTTAAGACTGCTCGTGTGTACGCGAAATACCTATCCAAGCACAGAGGGGCGTTTGGAAAGTGGCCATGTGTAGACCTTTCTAAACCGATGTCTAAAATTGATCCCCCAGAAGGGTATATCCCACGTGACAGTGTAGATTTTGATGGTTTATTGAGTTTGAGTTATAAAACACACGAAGATTTAGATATATTGACACTCGCGACGGGAATACAATATTTCTACTGCCACGAGTTCGAATACGATAGTTTGCTATCAATTCGCCTGACGGGGCAGGAGATAGATGGCGAAGCGGATATTTTAATGTACAGGGAGAACTTAGATTACAGTATAAAGAATATGTGAGACTATATATAAATGACTTCTGTTATTACACAATTTAACCCACGCGACGAGAAGCATGTTCTATGGTTACAGAAAGTCGATAATGCTATGATTGGAGTTACCGAGCAGAAGAAGATTCACCTTGAAAAGATCGTCAATGATACACCGTTTACGTGTGGCGAGATTGATATGGTAGAATGGGCTTTCACACATTTCCAACTCGCGTTAAAGTATTCTCAGGCCGTTCTACGTGGTAAGGCTTTCATTCCGAAGACTTTTCTTTAACGAACTGTAAATATTCTTTTAGTGTAAAATCCCGTGGTTCAGAATTCTCGTCCATTCGCATAAGAAGTATCTTACCATCCACGCTTTCATTATCAAATGGTGTAGGAAGAATGTTTAAGTTCTTGTTTTTCCCTCGTACACATTTCATTATCACTACATCGAGATGTGGCCACTGTCCTATAAACGTGGCCGGTCCCTGAAGAATTTGAAATATTTCTCTCTTACTCGGGTCTATGTCTACCGTAATATCAACTAAGTGATCTATATCTTCGTGTATTAATACAGCATTTGTCATCTGGAATGTACAAATAAAAAAAGTTGTATTAATATATGCAATCTACTACTCAAATCGCAATCGCGTTGTTCGCCGCCGTATTTTTGTTGGGTGTGTGTGCTGAAAGATACACCATAATCGGACATTACGACGGAATAATCGATAATAAAAATTCTCATCGCAAGTTCCATAGCCTTGATACACCTTTCAACGTCAGACGCCTGTCGAATGATCGTAAACAAACAAAAGATCCTTTCAACACGTGTTCACCCGAATCATACGACGAGTGTGCAAAGAATGCTATGCCACACTTAAGTCGTTATTAATGTTTTCAAATATAAAATAAATGTCTAGAGACTTCGTGGTTACACGTATCGCGGAAATTTTAGATTTACCAAAAACGGATACAAAATGTATCAATCTCGAGGTATCTATTCATAACTGGGCTATAAATCGTTCTACATCATATTCAGATGTGCCCGCGTCTGATAACCACAGACACGTTAACCGTTATAAAACCAAATTTCTCGAGATTCAAAAATGTTTGAAAAAATCTCCGACACTTAAAAATGACATATTGACAGGTCGTTTGAAAACATATGACGTTGTTAATATACCACCAAATAAATTATGGCCAGGCGGACCAATGGCTCTTGAAATGGACGCAAGTTCAAAAAGAGACCAGATGAAACAATTTAATGCTGCGAGAGATGATAAAGATTACAAGGGTGCGTTCCGTTGTGGTAAATGTAAACAGTGGAAAACGACGTATTATGAGATGCAGACTAGATCAGCAGATGAACCCATGACTGTATTCGTCACTTGCCACGTGTGCGATGCGCACTGGAAACTTTAATCGAAGATTTTGAATCAGTTAGATCGGTATCCATATCTCCGACCGATAGGACATAATTGTAATTAGATGCGCGCTTATAGAGTGACTTGCCCAACGGGGGTGTAAAAATTAGTTCATCGTATGAGATATCCATATTACGTAATTGGTCCCGTGTCCACGTCACATTTTTATAAAAACCAGGGCGAGCCGTTATTATAATCATCCTATATCCCTTTTTTTGGGCACTCTTATATAAATCGTATATATCTTGTATAACTTTACCCGTACTAGTGTCGATGAGGGTATCATCGATATCAAACATGACGGCGTCACCGGGAGCTACTGTCGTCGGAAGCATCATTTATATACACTGAGAAAATGTTACTTTAAGAATAAAACGTGTATTTGGATAATGGAAGGTCAGATCGTAGACGTTGAATATGACGATCAACAGGTGGATATGTGTAAAATTATATCCCAGCACACAGATCATTATACGGTGAAACCTCTCGTATACGACCCAGATAAGTACATGTATAAGTTTTCACATTATACGTTTCAGGTACCGATCGAATCTATATCAGGGTTCTATGACACAACTGATATAGAAGATACGGGGCAGTATATCAAAATAGATGGTGTGCACTATAGGTCAGTGAATGATTCAGATCCAGAATATGAAATGGATAGTGATGACAGTGACACCGAGTCTGATATAAGTTTATACGATGAAAATGACTATGAATATGAATAAAAAAAATATCGGTATATATAAAATGAAATTCGACCCACGATACGCCATTTTGGCCGTGTTACTTATTTTAGCTGTCTTTAAGATCACACAGAAGGAAAGATACATGTGTGGTGGTAAACGTGAGGGATATAAGCCTGGTAGTCGCCGCGGGGGTAGAGGTATGGCGCGCGGCGGGGGCGGTGGCAAGATGATGGGTGGCGCTGGCGGACCCATGCTTGACCGTCGCATGCCGGCTCTAGAGGCTAAGCCTATTAAAAAAGAGGGATATTGTGCCAAGTGTGGATCCGGTGGTCAGGTTTTCGGTAAACCATGCCCAAAATGTAAAGGGGGTAAGGAAGGCTATTGCAGTTCATGTGGTGTTTAATAAACATACTTAAAACATGCTTGATATATAGGTATAAGTAAATATGGCCCCATATACCCCACCCAATACTCATTACAGTCAAATGGATGTATCATCGTACACGGAAGATGAAATGTTTAAGTTTATGGGAAAGCATGGTAAACGTTTTTATTGGCTTACTAAGTTTTTAAATCTTTCCTATATCTGGTATGATAAAAAACGTAGTGTCATTGAGATTTGGGGACCTTATAGTTCTCTACAAAATTTTCAGGCACATCATGTCATTGGTTGTGAATTGGATTATTGTGTCGGTAGAGTATAAATATACTTAAGTCATAGATTATGTAATTAAAATATAGATGTTGAAGCGACCCACGAAACGTGTACACCCTTCACCATGTATAAACACAGGTCCACTCATACCCGGTACACTTTTACATTCTATTATGAACCCATCTCATGAGATACAGAGACCTCCGCAGAGAAGTGCATTCGCTTTTCAGAATTGTGAAATTTATAAAAAACTATTGAAACGTAATTACGAATCTCTTAATATTCCTTATAAAGAACCAAATGTATTTGAAGCGGGTATGAAATCTGCAAATGAAAATGTGGAGGAGTGTCATATCGACTTTTTGGATAAAGTATACGTTAAATTGAATGTTTTAAAATCGGGTATAGTCCGAGTAAAACTGGTTACAAACTTCTGTAGTTTATGGGAAATGTATTATTCGAATGGTAAATCTCCACCATTTAAAACAATGTTAGCTGCATGTAAGGCGGTTGGTTATTCAGAAATTTTTCTGAATAGAATGAATGAAAATCGAAAAAAGCGTCAAATTTTTGCAAAAAAACTCGAAAAAATTCTCGAGAAAATTTTCGATAAAACGACTGCAACGAAGAAGAAGAAGGTTATAAAGAAAGTCGTCGCGGCACATGATGAAGATGGATTAGATACGGAAATAGAAGATGACGAAGATATTAACAGAGACGACGCTGAAGAAAATGAGGCTATCGTCGAGGAAGATGGTGAAGATGATACAGACGAAGTCGTAGAGGATTGTGGAGAGGAAGTATATGACGAAGATTAATCGAACCTAAGTTGTTATATACATAAAGAATATTCATTACAAAAATACACGATGGGGTACATTGCATGGGATACTGAAACATCGGGTAAACCCCCAAGTATCTCTGGAGAAGTTACACCAGAGAACTACCACCTGTTCAGTGAATGTCGAATGGCTTCAATCGCGGCTGTTACTTTTTCGCGACATGGTCGAGAACTATCTTCATATCACTCTCTCGTATATCCCGATGGGTTTAGATTGGGAATGCATGACGAAGACACTTTGGGTGCTACACATATACACAAAATCAAACACGTTCAAGCTTTGCGAGATGGTCTACCGTTTATGCAAGTGTATGATAAATTCGTCGACATCATCAAAAGATCTAGAGTGGATACATTGGTTGCACACAATTCTGATTTTGACAAAAACGTGTTGTTCAGCGAATGTTATCGGTATGGTCTATCCATTGAACCGTTCAAGCACTTGAAATTTATATGTACACTTGAACTGTCTCGGGGTGCGTTTTTTGATACACCGAATTACAAGCTCGAGACTATATACAAGTATATAACCGGTGACGTATTCCGAGCACATGATGCATTGGAGGATTCGCGTGCATGTGGCGTTGTATACTCTGTCGTGAGGGATATCAAATTTAACTGTCGAGATATTGGTGTTGATAAAATTTCAATCAATGTGAGTGATATTCCTGCGATTATTGGAAAGATATGGTTCACGAAACCTGTCGATCTAGCGAAAAGTATTTGCGCTTCTCACATTGGAAAGACGGTGATGGGTGCTGACCGTGAACAAATTATTGAACAGATTGCTTCTAGTGAACCATTTGTACGTGTTATGATAAACACTGCAAGACAATTTCAATCTCGAAGAACGCGTGACTTGGAGATGAAATTAAATGCGATTAAAGTCCAACTCATTTCAAAATGTCATTTGGTCAAAAGTGATTTGACACGGGTGTTCTCATATATCAGTGATATTCTATACAGTAAACTTACTGTCAGAGAATACACGCAACTCGACAAGCGTGAGTGTACCCATCCATTGTTTACTATCTGTGGAACGAAATATGAATTGCATGGGCGGGTGGGTGATATCATCAATGACGAGATTGGAATGACAATTGTGGGCGCAAAAGAATATACTGAACGTGTCAATACCACGCTGTCAGGGGTGGATGTGATTAGATCTCAGGTGTTGATGCAGATGTTGGGGGTTGATACATGTCGTTTCGACACTTCTACAGGTGTGATTAATATTGCGAGGGATCATCACATGTGGAAATATGAAATCGAGCCAAAACTTCAAAGGTTTTGTGAATATGTACATAGCAGACTTAGTAAACCAATTTAAAGTTTTTTTAATATATATACGTACAATGGCTACTCCTCAAAAGAAAGTTATCATCGCGCTTCCCGGAAAAGATTTCTCCTCTTCGTTTCTTATGGCATGGTCCGAAACTCTATTGAAGCTTACACAGCAGGGGTATCAGGTTGCTCTCACGGGTGATTATTCTGATTATGCTCCGTTCACTCGAATGAGGTCACTCGGTCTCGATAATACACGGGGTGATGATCAGAAACCATACGACGGAAAGGTTGACTATGACGTATGGGTTACGATCGATTCCAATATGATCTTTTCGCCTAAGCATGTTATCGATCTCATTGAAGATACGGATAAATACCCAGTCGTTTCGGGTGTATTCAGGTTGCCTGATATGAAAAGTATCGCAGCCGTTCGTCAGTTAGATGACGAATTCTTTCATAAGAACGGTGCTTACGAGTACATTAAGATGGATACACTTGACAAGGATATTAAGCATGTGCAGGTTGAGTATACAACTATGGGATTTATGGCGTGTAAAAAGGGAGTTATCGAAACTCTCACGTACCCTTATTTCAACTACCCCGTAAACGTGTGCGAGGTTGATGATAAATCCATCTCTCATATATTCCCAGATGACGTGTCGTTTTGCAAACGCCTAACTGACGCTGGGCATAAGATTACGATCAACACTGACATTCTCGTCGGTAACGAGAAACGACTTATCATCTAGTACGTTAATGAATATAAAAGAGAAGACACTTATTGAAATATAATGAACGGTCCTGATTATGACGAAATTAACACTGACAGTGAGAGTGATGATACTTCGCCGTGTGAACAGATGAACACTTTCAGTCATTATATGAACGAAGTATCGACCAATGTGAAAGTGTATCTTCTTTCCGTTTTCACTGCGACATATATAAACATGCCAACTTACATCATCAACACGATTAAATGGGTTAAAATGGCTGCCATCGATGCCCCTATCAAAGTCAGTGATGATATTGATAACCAGTACATCAAACTTAAAAGACACTTAAGTGGTGGAGACTGTAAAGAAAATTCAGACGTGGATAAAGAAGCTTGATGTTCATTAATAACCTGTACACACACGAGTTTGCAACCGCATTCCTTCAGGCCACGAGACCTCTCTGTCCAGACGTTCAACGTATAATCTGGGAACAAGTACTTTCTGATACTCCTATCGCACCTCCTACCCCTGTCAAGAAATGTTTGAAATCATCGGAACGATTATCAATTCGTTCATAAAACCAAAAATAAAAACAATACATACAGGTGCGTATATATTTACACAAAATCAGCACGGTGAAAGTGTGATTATATACGACCCATATAAACAGGTTGAAACTTGTGTAGAAGATGAAATGTCTGTCCTTCTTTTGAAATGTGAGCGATTAATTTCACATTTCAAATCGAAAATGAATTCACGTACCAATTCTCGTGGGCGTACACTGAATAATCAGATCGTAAGGTTGGTAAACGATGTCATCCATGATTATGAAAATGGTATAACGGATAATATTCATGAATATCACGAACGATATTCACATATCCGGGGGTCTGTCACTATGACGTCGATGTCGACTGTAAATCTAAATAGAACCTAAGTTATTAATATTATCAAGTTTTTTTATGCACAAACATCATGGATCTCTTTCACAAACTCATGGAACTCGTCGACAAGAACTCTGAAAATATCCCCGAAGGAGATTATTTGCAGATGTGCAATACCATCAAGGAATTACGAGAACGTGTCAAACCACCCCCATTTCTTATCGATCAAAACCACCCCCTCTGGGTTAATGAGAATACGGGTACACCCGAACGAGTACCTACATATGAAAGAAGTACACCGGATTATACGAATTATGCATCTTTATTTGAAGGTTGGGAGGGTGTCAGGGTGCGCGGGAATACTGATGAAATGACACAGGAAGATCTCGCTTTAGTCGCATTAGCTGTCGCACATGAGACAGACCTAGCAGAGGCGGCATATGTTGTACATAATGGTCACTCTTAGATATTTTTATTTAAATCTATAATGTGCTGCAATAATAGCAGATACGATTACACCGACCGTGAATAATTCATCCCTTGGTATAGAGCTCTTGATCGCCCAACTAACCGTAAAAAATACACCACTGAAAACCCCTATTGTTCTGAGTGCGAGTTCTTGGTATTCGTTCATTTACTATTACTAAAGATTTTATAATGAAACGATACAATAATAAAACTTAAGTCGGCGTGGTTGAAACTAAATATAATTGAATGTATCAATATGGAAGATGTTAGACAACTTATGGAAATGATTGATTGCAATGTTAAATCATTCCCAGAAGGGGATTATCTTAAAATGTGTGACAACATCAAAAATATTTTCGAGGTTGTTAAGACACGTCAAGATGATGATAGTGATGCTGATAGTGCAATCGATTTCACGTATGAAGACGAAGAGGATGAATACAATGCTCCAGACCTACCGTATGTCATAGTTGAGCATACAGACCCTCTTAACATTGCACCCCCAGGACGTTCTATTGTCGATCTCGATCTACAGCGTATACAGATACACCAAGAATATACTTCGATCACTGATCACTTACATCAAGCAACTCGCATGTTTAAACGACTGAAACTGAGACGTAATATCACGGCACGTGTTAAATATGAGGCGGTCAGGCAGTTCTGTGATGTTAGAATGTTACATGTTTCTGAGTACACATTGCATGCAGTAAAAACACATTATCCTCAGTATACATTTCCAGATGAGCGGGCGTTTTTTTATGATTTCCTACTTCAACACAATGAAAGTGTACGCGATCAAATGTATGATTTGTCAAATCAAATCAATATCCTAAAGGTAAAACAAGAAGAATGTGTTCAACGATATCATGAGTGTCAATAGGTTGATTTACACCACCACTCGTTTCCACCGGAATATTCAAACGCTATATGAATGAGGGCTCCTCCGATAAATAGTTTTACAGGTGTAGATATTTCGAATAGATGATTTAATAACATGAATATGATCAAATTCATCACACCGATTACAATAGCTTCTAACAGGACAATCTTCAACGGACGTAATTTCATTTAGTATAACGGTAGAAAAAAAATATTGATATATAAAAATATGAATTTACCCATGAAATTAAACCGGTCTCATTTGATCGTTTCAGTGGGATCGATGATTTTTGTTATGATCCTTTTATCTGTACTTGGATACCTTAAGTTTAGTGAAGGTTATGAATCGCCCGAGGCTCTCGAGGATGAGCTCAAACAGTTGATGAGCGAAATGACCGCATCTCCCGTCGTACAAGAATTGATGACACCCCCAGCTGAAGAGCCTGTTGAACCTGTACCTGAAGATGAAGAATTGACAACGGAGATGATGGCCCCGGGTCCTATGAATGGTAATATGGAGATGATGGCCCCGGGTCCTATGGGTATGTAAAATTTTATTGGTGTACAATAAAGAATGTCGAATACACAATACAGTGAAAAAATCAAGACGGCGCAGCCCAAGGTTATAAAAGCTTACAAGGATGCCATAGCCTCCGTAAAAGAAGTAATCGCTAAAAAAAGTAAATTATACACAGGTGACCCTAAAAATTACGATTTCGATGCATTAAATGCATTAGGAGGTGAAATGGAAAATGCTATAAAGAAGGCTACCCTTGCGATGAATTTACGTGCACAGGCTAAGTTACTAGGTGATCTTGACGAGTCGATCGTCAAGGTTGGAAAGGCTCGGGAACTTGGAGAACGTTTGAAATCTTCTAAAACGAGTGAAGCCCAAGAGCAAGTGATGAAAGAAATTTCAGAATCTTTATCGAGTGTCTAATACCAAAATGTTTACTAAAAATACTTAAGTTAATCGCTTTAATGTAGAAAATCATGGATAATGAAATTTTGTACAGTAAGGAGTTACATGTCAAAAGCTGAAGATATCGTCATAATCAGTAATAGTCACATGTGTGCAGAAAGGCAGCTTATCAGACAGCTGTATCGAGAGTGTATAAAAGAGGGTAAAAAACCGCATCACTTTACCAATTGGATACGACGAAAGTATGGATATATGGTGATTTACAGGAGTGGTATTCACGGTGATATGATTTCATTACCATGTGTACTGTGTAGGAAAATGATAGAAAAATACAATATATCATGGACTGCGCATGATGGTACCAAGTGGGTTAGTAGTTCAAGTGATGTGTGTATGCCCATTTCGAAACCCACTAACAAACAGAGACGTGTTTATGGATTTATACATAGATGACGAATATAAAATCCTGGTACTATAATAGATGGTGTCACCAATACTGATAGGAGTGGGTGTCTTACTTGTAATAAGTGTGATTGTGTTATTTCAACTACGTAAACCTAGTGTGATTCAAACCCCATTATCTTCGCCACAGCCCAGGACAGTGATTTCTAAAACCATATTGGCATCTGAGAAGAATAGTGTATCGGAAGTTGCGGGTGCTCTCAAACGTGTAGCAACTGTAAAACGAGAGGAAACGGAGGAACGTGTTAAAAGTAATAAGAAAAGGTTAGCTGAATTGGAGGCTAAAAAAGCAGCAGATTTAATCGCTCGGCAGGACGCAATAAGAAAGCGTGTAGAAATCGATAAACAAATAGCAGAAGCGCAACGTTTACATCGTGAGATGGAAGCAAAGAAAGCTGCCGAAGCTGCTCGACTTGATGCAGAAATGGCTGAAAGGCGTCGTATAACAGAACAAAAATTAAGAGCCGCTGCAGAGAGAGCTCAAAAGATGAAACAAGAGCGAGAAATGCGTGCACAGGCGTTTCGTACTAGATTAGCACAAATGAATGCTGAAAAAATGAGACAGGCAGAAATGTTAGCCGAAAAGAGACGTCAGACTGAGATTGCTCGTAAAGTAGAAATGGTTAGAAAAAAGCGTGCAGCAGAACTAGCAGCTAAGATGGAAATGGAAAAAGTTCTCGAAGAACAAATGAAGGTCCGCGACGACATACAGGAGGCTAATATTGCTGCGACTGAAAAAGTTTTAGAAGAGCAGAGATTACAGATACAAAAAGCCGAAGCCGAAGCTGAGGCGGCTAGACTTAAACGGGAGAAAGATGAGAAAGATGCAAAAGAAATGGAAGCTGCAATTGCAGAAGAAGTAAAACAGCAGAAACTTTTGGAGAACGAGGCAACGTTAGAAGAAGAAGCGCGATTGGCTGAAATACAAAAACTCGAGGCGGAATCAGAAGCGGAAGCGGAAGCGTTATTACTCGAAGAGACAAAACGTCAAGAGGAAATGGATGCTGAAATAATAAAAGTCAGGACGGAGCAGGATGCGGAAATGGCCCGCCTAGAAGCTGAAAGAGCTTCTGCGGATGAAGCTGTAACAACTGAGTATACAACTGCTTTACGTGAAGAAGAAGAACTCAGAAAACAAATCGCATTAGATGAAGCTAAATTTTTAGAAGAACAAAAGGAAGAAGCGCGTCTGTCTAAAATCGCATTGGATGCGCAGCAAAAAGCTGAGCAGGCTGAACAGGACAGACTTCTTTCAGAGGCAGCGGAAGATGCAGCAGAGCGTGAAAGAATTCTCGCGTCGGATACTGAAAAGATACAGACGGATGCGGAAGATGCTCTCGAAGCTGTTCAGTCTAGAGAAGAAGAGCTGGCTTCAAATGTATTAACGGCAGAAGAGGCCCGAGAGGTGTTAGAACGTGGTAATATATTAGATACTTTCAATGTTACATGTAGAACGAGGGTACCTGTTACATAGTAAATAAAAATATAAATATAAGATATGAGTGGGACTGTGTATGTTAAAGACGATGGATTTGACCGCTCCCCCGGAATGTGGTTATTTCCTAAACGTGAGTATCACTGGTACCACAGCCACACAATTAATAACGCCATCAGTTCTGCTGCGAGTTCTGTTGCGTCCGCCACCGTTAGTTTTGTGAACGAGGCGGGTCAGACGATTGTTGGTACGGCAGAACAAGCCGCCGCCGCCGCCGTGAAGGTTGCTAACACTGCAGCTCAAAAAGTAGAGGATGCAGCTAAAGCAACTGTAAACGCTGCGAAAACTGCATATAATAATGCTAAAGTGGCATACGATGCTGCTGTAGTTGTAGCTAACAATGCGGCTAATAAATTGAATGATGCAGCTGCAGTCTTAGAAAATGCAGCAAATCATGCTATAAATGCAACACGAGACGCCGCAAATGCAACGGCTACGTGGACCACAAAAAAAGCAAACGCAGCTGCGAAGATCGCTGAAAAGAATGCTAAGTCCGCGTGGAAGGCAACGAGTAAAGTTGCACTGGATGCTGCAAACAGTGCTGCATCTGTAGCTACGAATGTAGCAAATAATGCGGTGAAAGACTTTAACAATGCCGCGAACAATGCAAAACAATGGACTGATAAGGCTACACGTTCGGCATCTGATTTCACTAAAAAAGCCGCAAATGCGACGGCGAAGTTTGCTGAAAAAAATGCAGCAGTCGCTGGAAAATTTGCCGCCGATAATGCGAACAAACTTGCGAAGGGTGCTACGAAAATTGCAAATGATGCTGTGAAAGGAGCTGGAAAGATTGTAGATGATATAGATAAAGCTGCAAAAGACATTGGAAATGATATTGCCGATGTCGCCAAGGATATTGGTAATGAAACGAAGGCGCTTGCAAATGAAGTGGGAGATTTCTCTAAGGGTATAGCTAACGATTTTGCAGATTTTACTATGGAACAAGCTGAAATGGCTCTTACGATGGCAGGGGTTGATTTACAGGGTGGTGGTGGAGATGAAGAAGTTGGTACAGGTGCTTTAGATGAAGATACGTGTGCACAACTTACATCTTTCGAGTGGAAAAATGGTGTATGCGTTGAGAAGATATTTGCTGATCGAGTGATAGATGACACGGCGTGTGGTACATTAGAGGGGTTTGAATGGAACGGTAGTGAATGTCGGTTAAAAAATCCTTCGGTAGATTACACTACTATATGTTTAACTGGTGGTGGAGATATTTCCATGGAAATGAAAACACCTGCACCGACAGGTGGTGTTGAGACATATGTTACACAAGGTGTGGTGTTAAGCGAAGAAGATATGAAAAATTTAAAAAATCAGCAGCTTCGTCAGAGGTTGATCGAAAAGGCTAGGGAACTTGCTCCATTGCGTGAGAAATTAGAGGAAAGCAAAAAGAAAGAGTTACAGTTACAGCGAAATTATGATGATAAGATTAGGGAATTACGTGCCGCGGAGCGGGAGAAACAAAAAGCGCAGCTAGACTTAGACTTGAAAAAGCGTGAAGAGGCGGCATCTAAAACTGCTCAATCTAACGCCCAAAAGTTAGCGAACGAAAAAATAAAGGAAAATGATGCCGCGCAAGCTGCGAAGCTTGCAGCTGAAAGGGCGAAGAATGATGCGATTAAAAATAAGAATGCAGCAATCGCCGCACGAAATCATGCTAACAATGTTAAAAATAACGCGATTCGTGATAGAGATGCAAAAAACGCTAATAAGAATACAGCTCAGGGTACATATAACGGTGCAGTGAATGCTGAAAATAATGCTATAAACATAATGAATAATGCGATTCGTGATAGAAATAACTGGGAAGCTGAGAAAAATCGGCTTGAGGGTATAAAAACTGCGGCAGTAAATGCAAAGAACGCTGCACAGAATACAAAAAATGCAAGACAAACCGAATATAATAACGCAGTTGCAGATAGAAACAATAAATCTAGTTTACCCACAATTCCAACAGTATGGTCATCCCATAACAACAGAAAGATGTCCGGAACGTACTTGCACTATATTAAGAACAAATCCGCAGGTGAATGTAAAAATTGGTGTAATAATGACACCAGATGTGTTGGGTTTAATTATAAATCCAGCTGGATGTCCGGAAAAAAATGCTACTT